CAAAGAGCAATTGCTATTGGAACACAAGGACTTGCTGACGTATTTTATTTGATGGATTATATTTTCACATCTGATGAAGCTCGTAAATTGAATAAAGAGATTTTTGAAACAATTTATTTCGCAGCAATCACTGAAAGTAACAGATTGTGTATGGATGGTAAGTATGAACCGTATGCTTACTTTAAAGGGTCTCCAATGTCACAAGGAGTATTTCAATTTGATATGTGGGGATTAAACGAAGATGAGTTATCAAAAAGATGGCCTTGGGGGATTCTTAAACAGAATGTTAGTAAGTACGGAATTTGTAACTCATTATTCACAGCTCAAATGCCTGTGGCATCTTCAGCTAAGATTACAGGTTCATATGAAATGACAGAACCCGCTCACTCAGCAATCTTTAATAGACGTGTAGTTGGTGGGGAGATTATGATTGTTAACAAGTATTTGATTAGTGATTTTGAAAAGATTGGGATTTGGTCTGAGGACTTAAAGAATGAAATTATCATGAACGAAGGGTCAATTCAAAACATTAATTTCAATAACTACCTTGACCAAGAAGATAAGAGATATAACTTCAAAGTTAAAAGAACTGAACACTTAATTAAGAAATACAAAACAATTTGGGAGATTTCACAAAGAGAATTGATTGAGATGGCCGCTGACAGAGCACCATTTATTGACCAATCACAATCAATGAATATCTACATGTCAAACCCAACATTGTCAAAAATTTCATCTTCACATTTCTACGGATGGGAAAAAGGATTGAAAACACTTTGTTATTACGTTAGAACAAGAGCAATCTCAACGGGAGCTAAACACTTGGCTATGGACGTATCAAAAATTAACAAACCAAAACCAACACCTGAACCACCAAAGGTTGATTACAGTTATATGAATCTACCTGACAAACCTGAAAATAGTGAATTTGATTGTTTTGGGTGTTCTTCTTAAAAAAATCCGATGTGTTATCCCGAGCTAGGTCGGGATTTTTAATTTCATAGTATTTATGAAATATGGCTCAAGGTAAAACATACGGTATAACATTTCCATTTAGAGATTCTTTTGACGGTAAATATTTAGATTTAACTGACTTTGATGAAGATGAGGTTAAAACAGATTTAGTTCATTTACTATTAACAAGAAAGGGAAGCAGATATTTTTTACCAAATTTTGGGACAAGATTATATGAATATATTTTTGAACCACTTGATGGTCCAACATTTAATGAGATTGAAACTGAAATAAAAGATTCTGTGACAGCGTATATTCCTAATCTTCAAATTACATCAGTTAAAGTTGAACCAATTATATCACCTGATGGACAATCGGATTTATCGACAACTTTTCCTGGAACAGGTGAAATAACTTTACCTGATTTAGCAATTAATGAACACACTGCAAAAGTGACAATAAATTATAATATTACGAGTGGAGTATTTAATACTTCTGACTTTATAATTATTAATATATAACATGGCTCAACAAATATCATATACCACAAGGGATTTCCAAGCAATAAGATTAGAACTAATAAATTATGTTCAGACTTATTATCCTGATTTAATTCAAAATGTTAATGATGCTTCGGTATTTTCAGTATTCTTGGATTTAAACGCTGCGGTTACTGATAACTTAAATTTTAATATTGATAGAGCGTTACAAGAAACTGTTCTACAATACGCTCAAAAAGATATATCTGTTTATAACATTGCAAGAACATACGGTTTGAAGATACCGGGATTAAGACCTTCGATTGCTCTTTGTGATTTTTCTATAATAGTTCCTGTTGATGGTGACTCTGAAAATTTACAATATTGTGGGGTTTTACGTAGAGGTAGTCAAGTATTGGGAGCGGGTCAAACTTTTGAAAGTTTATATGACATTGATTTTTCTTCAGAATATAATTCAGAAGGTTTTCCAAATAGATTAAAAATTCCAAATTTTAATGCTAACGGAAGTTTAGTGAATTATACTATTTTAAAAAGAGAACCTGTGGTAAACGGTGTAACTAGAGTATTTAAAAAAGTTATATCACAAACAGACTCAAGACCATTTTTAGAAGTATTTTTACCTGAACAAAATGTCTTAGGTGTTACAAGTGTTCTTTTAAAGAACGGAAACAATTTTACAAATATTCCATCTGCTCAAGAATTTTTATCAACAGTTGATAGATGGTATGAAGTTCAAGCTTTAGCTGAGGATAGAATTTTTATACCTGACGTGACTAAAACATCAGATAATCCTGGTATTAAAGTTGGAAAATATTTACAAACAAATCAAAGATTTATTAGTGAATATACACCACAGGGGTTTCTTAAATTAACTTTTGGTGGTGGTAATCAATCTACCGATGAATTATTACGACAATATGCTTTAAATGGAATTACTTTAGATATCTCAAAATATCAAAATAATTTCTCTTTAGGTTCTACTTTAAAACCAACTACAACATTGTTTATTCAATATCGTGTTGGTGGTGGATTACAAAGTAATATAGGCGTAGGAGTTATGAATCAAATTGGAACAATTAATTTTTCTGTAAATGGACCTAACTCTCAACAGAATTTAAATACCATTAACTCTCTTCAGGTGAATAATGTTACTGCGGCAGTGGGAGGGGCGAATGCTCCAACAATCGAAGAAATTAGAAACTTAGTTGGATTTAACTTTGCTTCACAAAACAGAGCGGTAACTATTAATGATTACGAAGCAATTTTAAGAAAAATGCCTTCGATGTTCGGAGCTCCGGCAAAAGTTGCGATAACTGAAGAAGACAACAAAATCAAAATTAATATCTTATCTTACGACACCGAAGGTAATTTATCAAGTAATGTGTCAAATACATTACAAAGTAATATTGCTAATTACCTATCAAATTACAGAATGATAAATGATTACATTTTTGTAAATTCTGCTAATGTAATTGATTTGGCGTTTGATGTCTCAGTAGTATTAGATGCTAGTCAAAATCAGGGAACAGTTATTACAAACTTGGTTGAAAAGGTTCAAAACTATATGAGTCCATTAACAAGAGAAATGGGTTCAAATGTCTACATATCAGAAATAAGAAGATTAGTACAAGAAGAAGTTGGTGTGATAACTGTGACAGATATTAAAGTTTATAATAAAGTAGGGGGGCAATATTCATCATCTCAAACTTCACAAAGATATTCAAATAGTGATACTAAACAAATTGAACTTATTGATGATACAATATTTGCAGAACCGACACAAATTTATGATGTAAGATATCCTAATAAAGATATTCGAATCATAGTAAAGAACTTAACTGCTGTTAACTTTAGCTAACATCCTTTATTTTTATAAAAGTGTGTTTAAAATATTTATTTAAAAACACACATGCCGTCAACATATAGAATTAGAACAGAGTTAGGGGTAAACAAGACCATTCAGGTTAAGTTAGAACAAAATTACGACACTTTAGAGTTATTGTCTTTAACAATTTCGCCAAATAATTTATATACTCGTGCTTGTGCGAATTATGGTGTTGTTTGTGGTAGAGTTTTTTGTAATAATGGTTTTGGATTACCAAACGCAAGATTATCTATTTTCATACCTATTGATGAATTAGATATTACAAATCAAGATATTTCAGTTTTATATCCTTATCAGAGTATTAATGATATTAATGAGGATGGTTATAGATATAATTTATTACCTTATACACAATCTCATAGTGGACACGTTCCTGTTGGTACTTTCCCTGATAGGATTGACGCTCTAATTAACAAGACAGTAATTGAGGTTTATGATAAGTATTATCGATTCACAGTGAGTACAAACGACTCTGGTGACTTTATGATACTTGGAGTCCCGACAGGTCAACAGACGTTGTTTATGCAAGTCGACCTTTCTGATATTGGTGAGTTCTCAATGACACCACAAGACCTGATAAGAATGGGTCTTGCTACTGAATCACAAGTTGACGGAACAAGATTTAAATTTTCAGAAAATTATAATGAGTTACCTCAAATTATTAGTATTTCAAAAACAATACAAGTCTCACCATTTTACGGTGAACCTGAGATATGTGATTATTCAATCCAACAGGTTGATTTTGATTTAACCTCTGAAAAAAATGTAACGATATCACCTACTGCGGTTTTTATTGGTTCAATATTTTCAGCGAATGAAGGAACTAAAGTTACTAATACAAATAATAATGCTTGTAATGTTAAGAGGAACCTTGGTGAGATGTGTGATTTAATTCCTGGTTCAGGTCAAATATTAGCATTAAGACAGACAATTCGCTTAGATAATTTAGGTCTCCCAATTATCGAACAATTTACATTAGAGAATGATGGTAAAATTATAGACCAAGACGGTACTTGGGTAACTGAGGTACCGATGAATTTAGATTATGTTTATACTGATGAGGAAGGTAATAGAAGAATAAGTGATAATCCTAATATCGGTATTCCTACCAAATCAAAATATCGATTTAAAATTAAATGGGACCAATCACCACAATTATCAGAATCAACTAAACGAGGATATTTTTTAGTTCCAAACATTAAAGAATATGGTTGGATTAACCCTACAAATGACCCGAATTTACAAGACTTAGTTGATAGTATTTTCACCATTGAAATTCCTGCGGGGACAACAGAATCATTTATTTATAATTTGATAAATGAAAATGAAGCCACCGCATATGTTTTTAGACTTAATGAAACGGTTAACGTTAATAATTTAAAAATAACTTATCCTGACGGAACGGTCTATAATAGTCAAAATTTTAGTAACAATTTTATAGGTGGTTTTCCAAACTTTAATTTATTTTGGGAATCACCTGATTCCGAAACGGTAGCAACATTTATTTTTTACAAAATAAATTATACAAGATTTCAGTTAGAAGCGTCTTACGCTTTTAGTTTAGATTGGAATGATTACGCTAATGTCGATGATGCTTTGAGTTGTGAGGATACTTTTATGGAGTTGTATTTTAATAAGGTTTATACAATTAGTCAGATTATTGACAGGTACTCAACAGGATTAAGACCTAGTAAAACTGTTCAAATTAAAAATATTCAAGACCCAAGTTGTGACGGTAGTATAAATAAATTTCCAATTAATGATGTTTTTTTAAGAATTAATTTTAATTATATTTTTAATAATTTTTTACTTGATTTACTTAAATATATTTTAATTTCTTTAGTGCCGGCACTACATGTGTTAAGTTTTTTATGGTTAGTTTTAGCACCAATTATTGCGGTTATTCTATTAGTTGTTCAGTTAATAATTTTTATCATTTGTAATATAGTCAGAGGTATACAAAATATTTTTGGTAATTCTAATTTAGATTGTTCACCTCCTTCAGATTTCAGAAGTTTACTTCTTAATAATCCATTTAAAAATATAACATTATCTCTTTTACTTTATACCGAAGATGGTTGTGAAAGATGTAATTGTAAATCTGGTGAAATAACTGCTGATACTGATTTAATTGGTCAATTTACTCAGGTTCAAGAAGAGCAAGTTTCTATTTTAATGGATACTACGGGATTCCAAACTTATACCAACAATTCAAACGATGTAATTTATGTGTCCAATTTGATTGCTGGAAATGCTGGTGAAGATGGTTTAAAAAGAAGAACTCCCATAATTAAAGACAAATTAACATTAGTCACTGACCCTGATGCTGTAACTAGAACAATTGACATTGGATATTATTCACAATCTTTAACTTTTTCTGAAAGGTTAAATATGTTATCTTTTCCTGGTAGGTATTTTAAGGTTGGAGATAAACTAGACCCTTTGGGTATAAAAGTTTACATAGAACCAGAATTAAATACTAGTATTGGTTCATTTCCAATATTCGACAGTACAACCCAAACCGTTCAACAACAAATCGTTGTTGGTACATCAAAGTTTCATTGGGATAACGCGATGATAATCGCTTTGGACCCTGGAATTGATTTAACTGTTGGTGAAATCTTGAGTTTTCAAAACCCAAATCTTTCGAATGACCCAAACTATAAAAGAAACGAATCTTATCCTGCGTCTTCAGGTCTTACCCAATCACCTCCAGTTTTTAATGGTGAAAGTATTGTTGGTGGTCAAATTACTGTTAATTGGACCCGAACGTATAATTTTACGACTTTAGCTAATGGTTATCAAAATCCGGCAGGACCAATTAATGGAGCAGCAGGCGGAGGAGTTGCGGAACAAACAACTTATAATGTTTCAGCAATAACTGAAAACAATACTGTTACATCATTTGCTGCTGACATCGAATATTTTCAGGTGTTGAAAATTGGAAATTTAAACGATTTAAATCTAATTGCAGGTCTAAATGGTATAAATGGTGTATTAAATCAAAATCAATATTACCGTAGTCAAGGAAGTGATGATGATGGTGAAGTCAATTGTTTTTATCTGAGGTTTAATTATTATAATCCGACATTTGGTAGTGTTGGAGTTATATCAAATCCTGATAGTTATAAATACGCGATTTTAATGAGAGGTGTTGATGTCCATTCGCCAAGAGTTAAACAAAAAATATGGTTAGGTAGTTTATTTTCTAATCAAGTCGATGAATCAAATATTCCCAACGATGTTAATGAATCGGATGTTTATGTTGAAGGTTATTTCAAACTGAATATCCCATACCAACCAAATACTTCAACTATTTTAAACGAAGAACAACAACAAGTTCAATGTCGACACAATCAGCTTCAAACTAATAATAGTGTTGACCAATTCGGTGGACGTATTTTCTACCCGAGTTATATGTTTCAGTATTACGACACTTCGTATATACCATTTCAAAGTGACCTACATTTATATTACTCTGCTTACGACGCTAGAAATTTCCCAGGAAATATTTTAAATGTTGTTCCTGAATATGATGAACTCTACCTTACTACTGGTACTCAAACAACAACAGATTCGGGGTTTCTTAGAGTTGATTTTAGCAATTTTTTTACAGGTTCTCTTTCTATCTTAAAAAATTGTGGTCAAAGTGCTGCTGGTGGTAATAATAACGATTGTGATGATGATTTAGCACCTAATTTTCCACAAACACTCCAAAAAACATGGAATTTTTACGAGCAATTTGATAATTCCATATTTGGAGATTTTTTGGCGAATTATAGAATAGGACAAGTTGTTGAGGGAGGTTCTATGTATGCGTATAAGAACGGGAGAAATTTCTATGACAGTCCATGTCAAGGTGATACTGACGACCAAGATATGAAGATTCCGTCGAACATACCGACCATGAAATACCTTTCACCTTCATACCGAACAATAACATCACCTGGTACAACATATCCAACTGTAAACTTTAATAATAGACAAAGAATTGTTGTTAGGTCAAATAGAATGCCAACCTCAACAAACGAACAAATTTCAGGACCAAATAGTTTCCAATTACATCAGAATTCAAGATTTGCTGTCTACAGATTATCAGATACTGGTGGTGTACAGGAATTAGAAAACATAACACAATACCCAACAAATTCGGATAATGAATCGGCTTCCGCATTTGTTCCATTTACGAATGTTTTAGAATCTGTAAATAATTGTGAAAAAGCGGTTATGCTAAATTGTTATGGTACTGATGAAAATGGTAGTCCTATTATTAAAGACGACTGTCCGCAACTTATGGACCCTGACGGACCTAAAAAATTCTTTAACTATGGAACAGGATGTTATAATTTAATTTCGAGAGCTTTTGGTAGTTTACCAAAAGATTTGGAATTGATAAATGAATGGTCAAGTAGAAATAAAATTTCAAATGCAGTTTGTTTGGGGGTATTCTCACATAGTTTTTCCAACAATTGGATTAACGGAACTTTATTTGCCTATCCATTTGAAAATAAAAGATTTTTTGATTCTCAAAATCAACCTTATAGTATTTTTTGTAAAAGTTTAATTTATTTACATGAAACATCTCAGAATTTTTATTATAGAAGTTCTGCATGGGACGGGGATAGATTTTTAGGTAAACCATCGGTAGTTTATAATGAGAAACAAGTCGGTAACGAAAGGTATTTAGGAAGTCCGACAACTATTATGGATTTAGGGCCTAAAGATACCTTTATACAGGAATTAGTTAATACTGATGAATATGATGGGTATATTGTATCAAAAGTACCATCAACATCCTATAAAGATATTAGTGAAATATTTAATTTATTTGTTTTAAGTAGATTGGTAAATAATAGTTTTATTGAAAATTTATTAATTTCTCTTTTACCTGAAATTGTAATGGCGACGTTCTTTACAAATAAAAGATGGGGAGCGTTTAATGCTCTACCGGCATATGTTGATGGAGATTATTCACAGATGTTATCAATTAACTCTGAATTTGGAATAAGTGAATTTAACGTTTCAAATTACGCTCAACCATTAGACTCAGGATTTCAGTCGGTTTATTTTGGAGGGTCGGGAGCGTATCCTTTATTTGGAATATTCTTAACTGGTAACACACAAGATAGAGATTTTATCACACCGAGAAGAACTATATGGAATCCAAACGCCTCTATTAACCAAAACCCTGATTATAACTTTAGTCAAATACCAGTGAAAACTCAAACAGTGCCATTTTATCAGTGGAAATTAGATAACCAAAACTACTCTAGTATTGGACAGTATACAATTTTTGGTAATCAAAATAACAATTGGGTTACGGATTCACAAGTAACACCACCTAATTTCTTTTCTTATGGATATCAGAATATGGATAGACTTAATCCAGCTTCAAATTATTTTCAACCTGACGGTAATAACTCTAATTATTTTAGAGCAACATTAATTAATTTCTCAAGTGGTATACCGACAATTGCTCTTCCACAGACATTTAGTAATAATACAAGTTTTGTTGTTGGAGCTCCACAACACTTTTATTTTGGTTTGGTAAAAGGAGGAAGTGCTATTGATAAGTTTAGAATAAAATACGTTAATACAGAATTAATAATTGAATAAATCTAACGAAATAACTATAGTAAAAGGTTCTGCAAGATATGCGGGAGCACCCGATATTGATTCTAAAATATCAGTTGAATTAAACTCAACATTAAAGGAGATGACTGAATATGACAGAAATCTACTTGTTGATTTAGAAAATTTATTTGATAGAGAAAGACAAGAGTGTGATACTTTTGTCCCGACATGTAAGTTTACATTTATATTTGAAAATTCATATAGTGGACTTACAGGGCCTAAAACTGGCCCTTACGACCCGATTAACAGAAATCTTTATTATGTTAATCCTTTATACTATCGTCTTTTACAAAATGACCAACAAGACCCAAGTAATGAGATTGCGTGGGGAGGATTTCCACAATATTATGAGTTTGATTTTATAAGAACAGATTCTAATGTGGTTGGATATACCCAACCACTTGTAGGTCAAACTCCTCAGTATCATATCTTATTTGACGCTAAAGAACAATCATACTATAATTGGTTTTTTCATTTAAGCTATCCGTCTGAAAAATATTTTAATCAATCGATGGAATATCAGTTTGAAGATGGTGAAATATTTACATGGACTGTTTCTCAGGGAATTCCTTTTGTCATTTCAAATGATAAATTTAATGGTCAGCCTGTTATTATCTTTAAATGTGCAATGGACCACGGATTAAGTGTTGGAGAAAGTGTTGAACTTTCTTTAAATTGTGATGGTGTTAATATTTTTGATGTTTATAGGTTAGGCGATGGATATACTAATTCTGAAACAAATGTTTTTATGATTTTTAATATTGGTTTCTTATGTGATATCTTTTTTGATGGACAAAAAGGAACTTTAAAAAGAATTACAAATAAAGAAAATTTAAATGAAAGTAAATCAGAATATTATGTTAGAAGACATAAAATTATTACAAATTATACTGACGCTATCTTAACTAACACCGCTTTTGAAAATAACGCATTTAGAAAAACCACCAAATTTGAGACAAAGTCATTAACACCAAATTTAAGCGCTCGAACATCACTAAAAGAAGGAACACAAAGTTATAGTTTATCGTTTAAAAATACATTCTCAATAGATGGATTAAAAGATAATTTAAATAGACCTCTAACTGAATTATATGTTACATCTGTTAATCGAGGAAGATTTGGATTTTTTAATCCATTAAAAAAAGGATGGGGGTTTAATCTTGGTCCTGAATTAAATACATGGTGGGGTAATCCAAACAATGAAACAAATATAACTCAAACGAGTTTTAATAGACCTGGACCATTTATTACAGATTCATTCGGAAATCCTGCTGGAACATTAATAACATTTTATTATAATAATCCATTAGAAGTTGATGATTTAATTGATGGGGATTTATGTGAATGGAATGATACCACACAAGAAGAGCAAGTTTTAAGTTTACATTATCATAAAATAACATTTAATCCTAAAGTTTTTGATGTAAAACCAAATAGTTCTTTGGGCTATTATTATAATACACATTACAAGTTTCAGTTAAGAACATTTTCATCTTATATCGAAAATGTTGATAGAGATGTTTTGGTATATAATCTACCAAGTTATAGTTATTACTCGGCCTATAACCAAAAGTTTTTTTGGAGAGATATTTACACGTATGGATATATTGATGTTGATGGTGTAGGTGTAGACAATCCATTTTTAAATAATAAACACTATTTGTTTGAAGATTTTATTTTCAGATTGATACCTGAAGGAAGTAGTATCAATGAAAATTCAACATTAGTTAATGACCCATTAATCGACGATTGTGAATAAAATTAAATTAACAAATAAAGATATTAATAGAAATATTAATATCCCAATTAATATGAATTGGGATTTCTTGGATAGAGAAGATACTTTAATTAAGTATGAAGAAGAAGTTCTAAATAAAATTTTGGGATTTCCAAATGATTACGAGGTTAGAAGATTTGAAATGTTTCAAAATCCTAATAATGATATAACCTCATCATTAACATATAATTTTAATTTTAAATCAACAACTAATGATGATTGGGTTTTAAATTATTCTGATTCAGGTCGATTTACTCAGAGAGAACTTTATAATAACACAAAAATATACGACAAATCTTTTTTTAAATTAGATTTTTACGATACAACAAATCCTCAAACAAAAAAAAATTATTTAACAATAATTCTTAATAAAAGACCAAATAAAACAACATATACTTTTCCAAATCAAATCACTCCTGTTGAAATTGATTTACCATCATTTACTTTAAATTACAATAAAAATCAAGAGGGATTTTTTATTTATTGGTTTGATGACCCATCAATCTTAAACATTAGTACTTTGTATATGACAGCAAAGTTCTTCGATGCGTCAAACGGACAATTTACTTCTTTTACAACAAAAAAACAAACAACATCAACAACACCATATCGTTTAGGAACTGATTTTTTTAATAGAAGAGTTAGTTTTAATTATGTTGATAGCACATATAAAATAACACTTATGGACCAACCGGCAACACAAGAAAATGTTATCGAATGGTATGAGTATATAAACCCATCAATATAATGGAAATTTTTAAAGTTAAAATATCACCTGAAGTTTTAAAAGACGATATTGTTTATGAAACATATAGTGGTTATACATTTGGTGTTTACAGTGGATTAACAAATATTCTTAAAGGAGGTCCTGATGGTTCTTCTTTATTGACAGGTCTTACCATACCAATTTTATTAAAACAAAAATATCAAGATATTGGATACTATGATGGTTTTGATGGTAAGATAAAACAAGAAAATATGTCTGCAAATTTTTTGTTTTATTCTACAATAGAAAATCCATATACTTTTAAAATACTTAATACTTCAGATAATGAAAATGTTTATTTGTTTAACTCGACCTACCAAGTTGATTGGGGGGACGGAACAACACAAACAATTACCACATTTTATCCTGAGGAAATTACACATAACTATTCAGGACCTTTACCTGAACCGACAGGTTATACAATTACATTAACACAAACAAACTTATGGGGTGTAATTCAAGTCAAAAAGAATATTGTTGTTCCATACTCAGTCGCTCAAAATACTGACCAATATGGAACCGTAACATTTGCTAACACTAATGGAAGTTGGAGTGCAACTCCGTCATCATATAATTTTATTTTTACAGGAGATGCTTATAATCAGTTAGCATATCAAGTAAGTTCTTTCTATACTGAGGTTCCATTTTTCGTAACAGGATATACTACATCAAGATTAAATGATTTGGGAACTTATGGACCAAGTCAATTTGTTGTTGGACAAACAGTTCCATTACCACAAAGAGAATATGGTATGGTTGAATCCATGAGTAGTGCTTATACTGCGTATACTATAAACGGAACAACCTACCAAGATTATCCTGACGGAACAACAATTTTTGTATTACCATCTTCAGGTATGACTTCAGATATGTTTTCAGTTAGTGCAATTACTAAAAATGAAGCGTTAATGAATGTTATTGACCAACCTCAGTTATATAATTCAATTTTTGTTGAACGTGGTAAAAATTCAGGGGTTGAAAACTTTTTGAGATTAGGTGAAGTTTCTAATTTAAGCGATTTGTTAAATTATGGATATAACTATTTCATTATAAAACAGGGATAAGAAATTTAAATTTAACTATTTATAAAAATAAACTACTAAAGCAATAAGAACTTGGCAACTGGTAATTACGGAACTATAAGATTGGCAGACGTTAGTCCTGCTGATGTTGAAATAATATTAAATTATACACCATCAAGAGATGACACCCAAGGGTTTGTTTTGAAAAAATTAAACTCACTTGAGTTATTGCGTCCTTACTTTAGTAATTCAAGTGTTGGTGGGACTACTACGGAGATATTAGGAGGATTGTATAATCTTACATTACCATCAACTGAGTTTAACAATTTGGGGATTTACACTTTGATGTTACGTCCATCTCAAATCAGAACATCAATTACTGATTGTGGAGTTTTATCTGCGTTACCAAATGTGAGAGGTATTATTATTGACTTAAATAATGTTCCATCAGAGTATCTAAACAAGTTTGTTAATCAAGGATTAGTTGGATATAGGATTGAATACCTTAATAATGACGGTTCTAAAGTTACTAATTTTTTTAGAATAATAACTTCATCTTTTTATTGTGAGGCAATTTTAGCAAACACTAATAATACAAGTGATAAGGCGGTAAGATATAGATACACAGATAGTGAAACTAATCTAATGTTCTGCACAGTATCACCAAGTTCATCACCATCAAATAAACCAAACGTTACACCATTCATTGGTTCACCAGGACAAAATGTTATTATTACTAATACATTTTTTGACCCTACAGTAATTGAGGTTGAGATTGTAGAATATGACACATCAAGTTTAGCGATTGCTCTTTATGGTAATCAAACTAAATCTATTGAAGATGGTATATACACAATCTATGATAGTGATAATAACATTTATAAGCAATATAACTTGTACGAAATTAGAGACCAATTTAATGAACTTCTATATGAAGTTAGACAAGATAGAAATAATAATATTGATTTCACTAAAAACTTTGACAATATCATTGCTTAATGGCTAATTACACTTGTCCACCGCAAAGACCATCAGGTTCGGGAACATTTTCGAATAACTTAGTCGGTTTACAAATAACCGATGGTGGTGGACTAACGCAAGGTAATTTTACATTTACAAGTGTTATAACTGAAAAAACTAATAGGAACTTTTCGGTTGGGGTATTTTCAGAACCAATTTCATTAGAAACTCTTGGGTTTGAAGATACGGTACAAGCAAGGTCAATATTTGATAATAATTTTAAATTATATCCAAACTTTGACGAAACAGATGTTACAAATTTTGTTGGTTATGGTTCATTATCAAAAAGGTTTGAGTCTGCGGTTACAAATATTATAAATTATTTTCCGGCGTCTATTGATGTGTCAAAATATCGACCAAATTTTACAACAGGTGCTACGGCAACAGGTATAACATACAACGTTAATGAAAATGAAACAAAACTCATTATTCCGTTAGAAACAGTTAGAAATCCTTTTTCAGTAAATTATACAACAACTTCAACACAAACAATTAATAGTTTAGAATTTAGTGTTTCAAAGTATAGAGATATGTCTAAAACATTTTTAAGTTATGTTTTAGTTTTAAATTCAAATTATTATCCTCTTACATTTATGGACCCAAGTACTTCTATAAGTGCTGGTACATTAACAATTTATGTTCAGGGTAATCCTTTTTCGGGATTGTCGACGTATAGTGAATTCTTTTTAATTAGACCAAACGATACAATTGTCAATGAAGTTTTTAATTTAGAATTAGGTGAAGTTGAAGAAATTTTATTGAATAGAATGGTTACACCTATCTATACTTATGTAGCGACAGTCCCATCAATTTCTGATTCTGGATTAATTTATAACGCAACACAAACAGTTACTTTTCCATTAGACGGTCCTTGGAATTTAGATATTAGAACAAATGCATTTATTACTTATATTGAAAGTTTACAATCATTAGGTTTAGATTTTGATAACTACAGGACAAATATCATATCTAGATTTTATACAACAAATGCGTTTAAAGATTTTGATACATCAGACCAAAAGGTTGACAAGGTATTAAAAATATTTGGAAGAAGTTTTGATGAAACAAAAAAATATGCTGACGCTATTCAACATGTTACATCTGTAAATTACAATGTTGGTAATGATATTCATTCAGGACTTCTTACAAAATTTGCGGAAACTTTAGGGTGGAAAACAAACATATCACCAATAGCTGATTCGGCTTTTTTGGAATCGGTTTATGGAACTACTGAAAATGCGTTTCCGGCTTATTCGACAAGTGAAACTAAATTAGATTTAAATTACCAATATTATAGAAATTTAATATTAAATTCGGCATATTTGTTTAAATCCAAAGGAACTAGAAAGGCGATAGAATTTCTTTTAAATTTTATCGGAACACCACAAGCGTTACTTGAATTTAATGAAAATGTTTATTTGGTTGATTCCAAAATAAACATGGATAGATTTAATCAATTATATCGAAGTATTTCAGGTGGAACTTACGCTCCACAATTTCCGGCTTTAGACTCAACGAATGTTTATGGGTTCTTAGGTAATACATACACTGGTTATACTACACAACAAGTTGTTGAAGAAGTAACTACATCTAGAAACGACTACCCTGTGGATAATGAAGGATATCCAGCCAAACCAACATATAGTAATGATTACTTTTTTCAAAAAGGGGAAGGTTGGATACAATCAACACCACAACATAGAAGCCCACAAATTGTTTCTATAAATACAAATACATTTACTGGGCAAAATCTTAGTATACAAACAAGTTTAGAACCTTTTACTTATGGTGAAAAATATTTGGAAAGATTTAGAGATTTTCCATTTATGGAACTTGGGTTTTCAATTAAGAAAGAAAGTGATAACAAAAAAAGTTGGTATGACCAAACAAGTGATTTACGAAAAAACACGGATAACTTATTTGACGCTTATTATACTGTTAGTGATGATAGATATGTTTTAAATGTTAAGAATACTGATATATTTTTAAATCCTGCACAAGCGTTGGCTTATGATGTTTGGTATATGTCTAACACACAAAATTACCCAATACCATTTACAGGGTTATCTTCACCATATCCACAAATAGGTGGTACGGACTGGACGTTTATTAATCCTCAACCACAAATAGAAAACTTCTTTGAGTTTTACAAGACGTTTTGGATGAACATGATTAATGTTAGAAATAGACAAATTTCATCTGACGGTAAAACAAGTGGATATCCAACTTTACAATCTTTATTTTGGAAATACTTAACGATGTATCAAGATGTTGGAATTCAAAACAATAATTTCACATACCAAAATATGATAAACTATATTAATGGTTTAGGTTCATTTTGGATTAATTTGATAGAACAATTTGTCCCGGCTACTACAATATGGAACACAGGAACAAAATTTGAAAATTCTATTTTCCATAGACAAAAGTTTATTTATAGGATGCAAAAAGGATGTCAAATTGTTTTACAGGAAATTGTTGGACCAGTATCAACAGGAACTATTAGCACTAACAATTGTAATAGTGTAACATTCCCACTTCCAATACCGACAATAAATGATTTAGGTTCGGCACTTAGTAACGCTTCCGAAGATTTAGCAATTCAAGAAGGGTTTCAGGATGGTTATACAACGGTATCTGCTTTGTATGGTTTTGAATTTACAATAAGTAATTTTAATGGGACAAACTCATATACGTTTACTTACAACGATTCCGCTTATTATTACACCCCTAATTTATTACCTACTAACGCACAATGGACTAATATTATAAATCAAGGTATATTGTATTTTGCAAGTTCAGGACAACTAAATGACGCAGGAATTCAAATTATTCTTGATTCAAATGATAATGTTATTAACATAGTAACACTATCGTGTGAATTCAGTGATTGGGAAATATCTGATTTCTCGATATTAACACAAGTATCAATTCAAGGACCATAATGAGTTATAGTATTACACTTACAGGAGATTGTTCAAATAACAATAATGGAGCGGTAAATATACAATTTTTTACCCCACCACCAACTATTATTAGTTGGACTGATAATAAATTACCTACTCAGACATTTACGGGTAATAGTATTACGTATAGTGGATTAAGTGCTGACACATATTCTTTTTCATTTACATCTTCTACTGTTCCAGTAAATAATATTTACGGACCAATAAGTTTTATAGTTCTTTCATCAACTACCGCTAATATTACCACAGGGTATCAATCAAGTTGTTCTCCAAGTAATGGTTATTTAACTGTTGATGTTAACTTGGATATTTTTGATACTGAATTATATCCGACATCTGTTAATATTAATTTATATAAAGATTATCAATTTTACGAGACCATAATTGGTAGTGGTAGTCTAACGTCTTTCTTTAATTTAGGTGAAGGTATGTATTACGCATCTATTTCAGGAAATGGTTTTTGTAATTGTGAGACTGAATCAGTTGTTATACATCCAAATACGGAGTCTTTAGACTTTAATTTTTATGTTGTTAATAACCCTGCTTGTTCAGGTGTTGATGGTAAGATATATGTAACAGGTATAACTGGTACACCTCCATATACATACATTTGGTCTCAAAATATTGGATATACCGGAGCAACTACATTAGTTACAGGTGTAACTCAAGGAACGTATACTTTAACAATAATTGACGGGGCAGGTTGTGAATTGTCAAAAACTGCAGCAGTTGGTTCAGCACCATTTATTGGGTTGATTAGTTATGAAGTTACACAACCAACTTGTTTTACTTCTGATGGTGTTTTAGACATTTATTTGTCAGGTGGGACAGGACCTTATTTTTATTTATTAAGTAATGGTGATTCTGTTACCACGTATAGTTCTTCAGTTTCTTTCTCAGGGTTAAGTGCTGGTTTATATAGTCTGAGTGTTACCGATGTTGCTCTTTGTACTTTTACATCATTCTTTACGTTATCAACACCTAAAGTTTTCACATTTATTTCTGCGGATGTTATTAATTCACAATGTCAATATAACGGTGGTTCAATTGATATTACTCTTTTAGGTGGAACTCCACCATATTATTACACTTTAGATAATAATAGTGGAACAACTAATAATGTCTCAAGTTTAATTACAACAAATACTTTTTCAGATTTATCATCAGGAACCTATACTCTTACAATATCTGACTCAAGTAGTGCGTGTACTTACTCACAAAATTATAATGTTCTTAATGAAACCTCGTTTAATTTTTCATTAAGTGCTCGAAGTAATTATTGCACTTACAATAGTGGGGCAATTCAGGTTGATGTTACACCAAATACTACTGCAGATACATTCTATACTTATTCTATTTCAAGTGGGTTTAGTTCCGCTCCGACAACGGCAACAACATATGTATTTAACAATTTACCACCTGATACATATGATATAACAATTTCAGATTCTACAGGATGTACTCAAAATAGTTCAGTGGTGGTTGATTATCTTGCTCCTTATAATTTGGTTCTTTACGGTACTGATTGTGGGACAGGTAGTGGGGGAACAATAAGCGCGATGATTAATGAAACGGATGGTCCATTTGATTTGACATGGAGTGATAATGTTAATGGTCAGACAGGGGTTTATATTACAGGTTTAACTGCCGGGACTTATTCTTTGGCGGTTAGTGGAGTGAATAATTGTGAGACAACAAAATACTTTACAATTAGTTGTAATCCTCCGAGAACGGCTAGTTCAACTTACTCCTATTCAATGGGAACTAAATCTTACATACCATCTTCATTCTTGAATTTCTCAAATATGTTATCGAAAGGTTATTTGAGTTTAATCGACGGACATACAAGTTGTAAACTAAATTATGCTAGATTTTTCTGTGATGTTGAATTAAACAACATAACTTATTCTGGTTCATTTTACACTTCTAAAACACTTACAAGTGTTCCCACATTAAGTGCGTTTACAAATGGTATAGGTTATTTATTTGACACAATTCCTGATTTAAAATCATATGAGATTAACCTTGATACTAACACAATAAATGTTGAATCAGATGTTGTTGGTGGTGTTGAAGTTTATAAGGATGAAGTATTAACAATTACTGTAAGAATAGTTTATAAAATTTCATGTCTAACATAATCTAACAAAAACTATTTATGTTAGATGAGTTTAGTAACAATTAGCAATTTATCGGGTATTCCTCCTTACCAAGTTTCTGTCTGTGATATCTTTCAGTTTTCTTGTGTTACGGTAACAACAATTTACGATTATATTCCTCCGGCATATTCTTTTTATTTACCAAGTGGTTTTAATAATGCTCCGAAAGTATTAATTAAGATTGTCGATTCTACGGGGTGTATTTTTACAAGTGAGTATGAATGTTTAACACCAACTCCAACACCGAGTATTACTCCGTCAATTACACCTACGATTTCACTTACACCTTCTAATACTCCGACACCAAGTATTACTCCATCAGTTACTCCAACATTATCGATTACTCCGACAATTACTCCGACACCAAGTATTACTCCGTCGATTACACCTACTAATACTTTAACACCAACACCTACTGTGACACCTACTTTAACTCAAACTCCTGAAGTTGGAAGATATGCTTATTTATTTATTGAACCTTATTCTGGTTCGTCATCTATTGGAAGTTATATGAATTCTATAGGTTCATCATTCTATGGATTTACAAATGCTACAAGACCAAGTACTTCGGCATCTACGTTCCAAACGGATATGCAAAACTATGTTAATTTCTCGGGATGGTCAACAGGTTTATTCCCACAAGTAATAAGACAAACGATACCTCAAACAACGGGAGGACTTGATAGTTATGGTAATCCAAGAATTGCATACAATTTCTTAACAACACTTGTTCCTGAAAATTATACCCAAAGTAAGGCTTGGTATACTTGGATAATACCAACTAATCTTACAAATAACAAATACCAAATGGAAATTGATTTGGGGATTGTTAATCCGAATGTGTTTACGAGTTATAAAATGGAACCAACCATTTATCAAAATACGTTTACATATGTTGGTCCAACCATTGCAAATACAACATATAGGGTTTATACAACATACCCATCAACTTCGTTTGAGATAGATAATACTTACGACCTTTATTTTAGAGGAAGTAAGGTTGATATATAATTATAGTAAATGAGTTTCCCATATAAAAATCCAATATCGTCTATCCAACTAAATGGGACACAAAGTGTACCAAGAAACAATACGTATGGCACTACTTTCAGTGTTAACAATACGGGTGGTTACATGGAGGTTTTTAGTTTATCTGACCTTTATTATACAATACCAACAGGAACAACGGGAAGTATTGAATATTCGGGTAATACCATTCCTATTGAGTTTACAAAGGGAACGGGTGCCGCTTGGTCTCCTGATGTAATTACATTAGCTTCAGATAATATTTCATCAGGTAGAAGACGACTTGGTATGTTGGCTTATGTTTATGAGGTTGACCAAGTTTATCAATATCATATTAATAATTACGAGACGTTATTTAATGCTGCTACGGCTAGTACAGGATGTGCTCAGGTATCTGATTTTGGAACAACGATAAATAATAAAACTGCTGCGGGTCAGTCGTTTATTAATTCTTGGACTGCAAATACTATTGAAGATGTAAGTGGTACGACATATAGCACTGCGGTATGGAGAAAGTTTCCAGCACGTACTGTTAGAGCTTGGGGTTCATTTATTTCTACCGTTAGTCAATACGTAACAAGTACAACGACCGCATATTCAATGAGTGCCGCAACACAAACATCAGGAAATGGTGTTAGCGTTTCCGCAAATACAAGATTTATTGTTGCAAGTGCGGGGACATACAATTTACAATTTTCTTCTCAATTAGAGTCAACAGGTGGAGGCGCTGCTCAAACTATGAACATATGGTTGGCAATAAATGGTTTTAATGTTGATAATTCAAACACAGCTATTGTTGGAAATTCTAATAATGGAAGAAGTGTTGCGGCATGGAATTTTGTAGAACCATTAAACGCTGGTGATTACATGGAATTAAAGTTTTGGGTTAGTGATATCAGATTAGGATTTGCATATGATGTAGCACAATCTACTCCGACCAGACCGGCAATTCCATCAGTAATAGTAACGGTAACACAAGTGTAAAGATATATTTATAATATAACATGGCAACATCAAGACCCTTCGCATATAACACAGGTTCAACAATTACAGGAACAGAACAACTTGGAAGTATTGCTATTGGTACGCCAACAAGTGGTTTCACATCCACAGGTTTAAGATGGTGGAGTGGACCTGACGAAGATTTAGGTTATGTTATTGCCCATACAGTACCTTCAGGAACACAACCAAATCCTGTAGGAGTTCCGGCTTACATCGGTTTTTGGAGAACACCAAGTAAGACAGATAATAACTTTATTAGTTTATCACAGTATGTTTCAAGTTTTACAGGGACAGCGCAAACATTTGCAAGTACTTCAGCGGCTAAAACATGGTTAAACTCAGCTGGATATTGGACATCTTACTCATCTTCTATCGTTACCTCAGGACTCATATTAAACTATGATATTAGTAATACATCAAGTTATCCTGGAACAGGAACCACAATTACGGATTTAACAGGTAGTAGTAATGCGACACTATACAACTCTCCGACATACACATCATCAGGTGGAGGTTATCTAACCTTCAATGGTAGTAATCAATATATAGGAACTAATACCGCATTAGGTTCAAAATTAAACCCGGCTAACTCATCTACCGTTATCTCAATCTTTGTATGGGTTTATCCTATGGATAATGGTGTTATTGTACAGGAAATTGGACAAACAACACCAAATACAGGATGGCATGATTCACAGATAGAAATGGTTGGGGGAACACTTAGGTTTTCTGTATGGCAGAACCAACCTGGTTTTGCGTCAACTATATCTACACCTTTAAACAATTGGTATTATGTTGGATTTACATATAACGGAACAAATTTAATTGGTTATGTTAATGGAGTTTCTGCAGTAACTAGTGGGACCATATCAAGAGCCACACCAGGCGCTAATTTATATTATGCGATTGCACATGATGACGCAACAAATTTAGGTGACGGAACTTTTTCTAATATGAGATTTGGTGGAATGCAAATTTATAACACAGCATTGTCTAATGAAAATGTATTAACAAATTATAATGCTCAAAAATCAAGATTTGGATTATAAAATACAAAACGTATTATTATTTAAACTTATTAATTTATTTCTTTAATTTTTATTTAAAATTAATACTTTTTGTGTAAAACATTTACATGAAAATTTTTATACAAGTTGCTTCTTACAGAGACCCCCAACTAATCCCAACTATACAGTCAGCATTAGAAAATGCTAAACGACCTGAAAACTTAGTTTTCGGTATTGCTCGTCAGTATCATCCTGATGATAGTTTTGATAATTTGGACGAATACCGAAACGATGAAAGGTTTAGAATAATTGATATTCCTTATACAGAATCCAAAGGAGCTTGTTGGGCAAGAAATAAGATACAACAAGTATATCAAAAGGAGTCATATACTCTTCAAATTGACTCACATATGAGGTTTGCTCAAAATTGGGATGACGAGATGATTAAGATGATTAAACAACTTCAAAAGAAAGGATATAAGAAACCATTATTAACAGGTTATGTTTCATCCTTTGACCCTGACAATGACCCTAACCTACGTGTGAACGAACCTTGGAGAATGGCGTTTGATAGATTTATTCCTGAAGGTGCGGTTTTCTTTTTACCTGAGACAATTCCTGGTTGGCAAAATTTAACTGAACCTGTTACCGCAAGGTTCTACTCGGCTCACTTTTGTTTTACTCTTGGTAAATTTGCTAAAGAAGTTCAACACGACCCTGAGTTCTATTTTCATGGTGAAGAGATTTCAATTGCTGCAAGAGCTTACACTCATGGATATGATTTATTTCACCCACATAAAGTTTTGATTTGGCATGAATATACAAGAAAGGGAAGAACCAAACAATGGGATGACGATAAAGAATGGGTTGATAAGAATAATTTTGCTCACAAAAAAAATCGTTCTCTATTCGGTATGGATGATGAGGAAGATATGAAACACGGAAAGTATGGTTTTGGTAAAGTTAGAAGTTTAAGAGACTATGAAAAATATTCAGGACTTTTATTTTCAAAGAGAGCTGTTCAACAATACACATTAGATAAGGGTTATCCACCAAATCCAAATAACTTCAATTCAGAAGAAGAATGGTTAAAATCATTTACATCAGTATTCAAACATTGTATTGATATTGGGTTTACTCAAGTACCTGAAAAAGATTATGACTTTTGGGTTGTTGCATTCCATAATGAATTAGATGAAACCATTTACAGACAAGATGCTGATAAAGGTGAAGTTGATAGAATGTTAAGAGACCCTGATGGTTATTGTAAAGTTTGGAGAGAGTTCTTAACTGATTCAAAACCTAAATATTGGGTGGTTTGGCCTCACTCGGAATCTAAAGGATGGTGTGATAGAATAACAGGAAATTTATAAGATATGAAATTTACATTTACTACTTTTTGTTTTGGTGAAAGATATTATAACCAAGTTAATAGATTTATTGGTGATATCGTAGAATCAGATTATAAAACAAATTTGGTTGTCATTACCGATGACCCAAGTAAGATTAATAATCAAGAATTTGTTCACGCCTTCAACATTAATGATTTTAATCCAAATTATTTGGAGTATGCTAAAAACTACTATGACTTTGATTTTTCAGTTAAAAGATATTCGTTAAGAGCAGCTTTAAGTATTGGTTTTACTAAAATCATATTAGTTGATTGTGATATGAGAGTTAACCCATCTTTCTTTAATGAAGAAAAGATTTTGGGGGCGTTTGATGAGAATTGTTTATCAGGGCCAGTTACCTATAATTTTCACGAACAAGTTCATACTAATAGTGAATTAGGTAGACGATTACTTGAGTATGAGAAATACTTTAATCATGAGGTTGATAAAGATAAGTTGGAGGTTATGCCTGAAGATTGTATTCAATACTTGAGTATTGATGAAGATAAGTTTAATGGTTTTTTAGATACTTGGGACAAGTGTATTGAATATAAAAAAGAAAAAGGTTTGAGAAACATACCCGCTGGTAACATAGATGAGATGTGTTTTTCAGCATTATTTAATGGAATTGAAATAAAAAATAACGCTTATAAAGCATCAAATATAATATACGCAGAACATGACAAATGGTACTAAAATAATTTCGGCAATTTATGAATTAAAATATGTTGAAGGGATTAATAGTGAGAGATATAAAAATTTTCCATTATTGGTCGCGACGATTAAAAATATAATTTATCCTGAATATCGTTACGTAATTTATACTGACCAAAATTCATATGATAAATTTAATTTAAAGTATGAATTTAATTTTCCAAATGTTGAATTCAAGTTTAAAGAATTAAATACATCTGAAACTTGTGAATTAATTGATAGAATTAGAACTCAAGAATTATCAGGTGGAATTAACTATGATAGAATTTATTGTGTAAACAATTATTTGGAAGTTGTTTTAAATAAACTTAAATTCTTAATTGATGAGTCACATGATTGTGATAATATCTTTTGGATTGATGCCGGATTGATTGGAACATCTTGTCACGATGGGTGGAGAGATTACATGGCTCCGTTAATTAATTCAAAAAACTTTTTGGATAAGGTGGTTGATAAGATAAACCAACATGGGTTTATTCATTTAAAAGGTAATTCAATTGTTATGAATTATGAAACAGTTGCTAAGTTTAATGACCTATTTGGTGTTGAATTAAAGGTTGTTCCTGGATGTCTATTTGGTGGAACATCAGAAAAAGTTAGACATATTTTAGACGAATATTTAGACATTTTTAATCAATACTTAACTACACATAACCAACTTATTAGTGAACAAGAGGTTCTTACTGCTATTACAGGTAAACATTCTGATAAATGTTATGCTTTTGAGTTTGGAGATTGGTTAGACTTACAAAGAGCATTTTTAGACATTTTAGACATTTATGATGAAACAAAATATGTAAGGGAGAAATGTTATGTTTAGTCTTAATATTGTTTGTACTTCTATTGGAAGGGAAACCCTACCAAGATTGATTGAGTCATTCAAAGACCAATTAGATACAACTGATATTTTTACAATAATATCTGATATTAATCACGAATTTGTTTCAGAAGTATTATCAAGATATGAGTTTAAATTCAAAGTTAATCACATATTAAATCAAGGGGAACAAAAGTGGAAATACGGACATCCATTAATTAATGAAAACATTAATTCATTAGAAGGTGATTTTATAATGTTTGCCGATGATGATGATAGATACACTGAAGAAGCATTTAAAGTAATCAAAGAAACTATTAAAGATAAAAACAAATTATACATATTCAAACACAATTGGTTAGGTGATATTAATTGGAGATTAAAAGATTTTACAAGAGGTAATGTAGGTAAATGTATGGGAGTGATTCCAAATACACATAATTTACCGATGTTCCAAGAAGATGTTTTTGGAGATGTTATTTTTTATGAAGAGATAGGTAAAGTGTTTGAAAGTGAATTTGTTGATTACATAATCTATAAAGTTAGACATACGGAATGAGTAATATTACATTAGTTACAGGATTGTGGAATATTGGAAGGGAAAATCTTGAAGAAGGTTGGTCTCGTTCTTTTTCACATTATTTAGAAAAATTTGAACAACTATTAAAAGTTGAAGAAAACTTAATAATTTTTGGTGAAAAGGAATTGGAGGAATTTGTTTGGGAAAGAAGAGACCAAAGTAATACCCAATTTATTTTAAGAGATAAGAGTTGGTTTGTTGAAAATGACTTTTACAATAAAATACAAGAAATTAGAAATAATCCTGAATGGTATAATCAATCAGGGTGGTTAAAAGAATCAACACAAGGTAGATTGGAAATATACAATCCACTTGTTATGTCAAAAATGTTTATATTAAATGATGCAAGGATTTTTGATAAGTTTAATTCAGAGTTTTTATTTTGGATTGACGCTGGACTTACAAATACTGTTCATCCTGGATATTTTACACATGATAAGGTTTTAAATAATTTAAGTAAGTATATTGATAAGTTTACATTTGTTTGTTTTCCATACGATGCAAGTAATGAGATACATGGATTTTCATACCCAAAGATTAATCAGTGGGCTGAAGATGATGTAAAGAAAGTTGCTCGTGGTGGGTTCTTTGGTGGGCCGAAAGAAACCATATCACAGATGAATGGTGAATACTATAACCTATTGAATGATACACTATCAAGTGGGTACATGGGAACGGAAGAGTCAATATTTTCAATAATGGTTTATAAGTTAAGTGAATACATAAATTATTTTGAAATTGAATATAATGGTTTATTTGGGAAATTCTTTGAGGATTTAAAAGATGATGTTTTAGTTAAAAAGACAGAGTTTGTTAAAATTCAAAATGATTTAGATATAGATAAAGTTGCGTTGTATGTAATAACATTCAATTCACCAAAACAATTTGAAACATTAATTAAATCTATGATTGAATATGATAGGGATTTCTTGGACAAACCAAAGAAATTTTTATTGGATAACTCTACAGATTTATCAACAACTGAAGAATACTTAAGACTTTGTAAAGAATATGACTTTGAACATATTAAAAAAGATAACATAGGCATTACAGGTGGAAGACAATGGACTGCTGAACACTTTGATGAAACAGGGTTGGACTATATGTTATTCTTTGAAGATGATATGTTTTTTTATTCAAAAAAAAATGAAGTATGTAGAAATGGGTTCAACAGATATGTGAGTAATCTATATCAAAAAAGTTTAGAGATAGTTAACAAAGAAAACTTTGATTTTTTAAAATTAAATTTTTCAGAGTTTTATGGTGATAATAGTACTCAGTGGAGTTGGTATAATGTTCCACAAAATTTCAGAGAACAACATTGGCCAAAAAACCCAAGATTACCTCAACATGGTTTAGACCCGAACGCTCCAAAAACAAAATTTAACGAGATAAAAACACATAAGGGTTTACCATATGCTTCAGGTGAAATTTATTTGTGTAACTGGCCTATAATCCTTTCAAAAAGTGGGAGTTATAAATGTTATTTGGAGACAAAATATCAACACCCATATGAGCAAACTTTAATGTCTCACAACTTCCAAAACACAATTAAAGGTAAGTTAAAACCAGGTATTTTATTACTCACTCCTACCGAACATGATAGATTTGAACATTATGATAGTAATTTAAGAAAAGAATGTTGATTTTTTGATATTTATTTAAAAAACTATTAATGGAATTTTTTATTAACAAAGGTGCAACACTGCCTGTTCTTAAAATGCAAGTGGTTAAAGATGGTATTGCTGACATAACAGAGTTTATGTCACTGATAGAAACCTCGTTGATTTATTTTTCCATGATAGATGTTAAAACGGGAGGTTACAAGATTCTGAATAAGAAAGGAGGGTTTGTTGAAAAGACATTTATTGACCCAAACGCTGAGACAGAATACTATGTTTATTATAAATTCACTTCAAGCGATACAAGTAGAGAGGGACTTTATGAAGGAGAGTTTGTTTTTATCACTGATACAGGAACTTATATTTTACCAATCAGAGAAAAACTTACGATAAAAATTGGTAATAGTTACGTATCTATTTAATATGGAATGGTTTATTAAGAAAAATTCAACGTTACCAGTTTTCCAAGTTGAGATATCAAAAGACGGAAGAAGTGATTTTGGTTTAGATGAAAATATTTCGGGTAATACAATTTTAATTTCGGTATATGACGAAATTAATAAGAAATATGTTGTAGCGTCTAAAGAATGTTATATTACAACAAGTGCGTCTACTGTTAATCCTTTAGATATTACTTATTATGTAAACTATCAATTCACAAGTAGAGAAACAAAAAATGAAGGTAAGTTTTTAGTTCAGTTTTTAAAACAATCATCTCAGGGTATTGTTATTATACCATTACCTCAAAAAATTTATGTAAGTGTTCTTAGTAGTTTTAGTTTAAACTCTTACTCTTATCCAACTAATAATCCTTACATTATTGATAGACCTTGTTGTAACGCACCTGCTCTACCTGCAACACCTACTCCGACTCCAAGTATTACTCCAAGTGTTACACCAACAATGTCTTTAACACCTACGAGAACCCCAACTCTCACCCCAACAACGACAACAACCCCAACATTTACTCCGACACCATCTATAACAAAACCTTTGTACTACGCTTATGTATTCGCAGAACCACAAGATTCTTCGGCAAGTGGTTCGTTGTATGGATTAGGAAGTTATATGTATTACTTGGCGGATGGTGTTACAGTTGATACTAATGTTAATTGGTACGGATGGGGTAATTCGGGAGCTCTTCCATTACCGACAAGTCCAAACTACAGTTATATGATGAACAAATACTCATCATACTCAGGATTTACGGGTGGAACAGGAAACTTTGTTAAACCTACAGACTTAAAAGGTGTGTTAAACCAATTCTCAAATACTATTAACGATAGTTTCGGATGTTTAATTAACCAATACACATTTGAGACAATTGAGGTTAATAATAGTGATATTAACACTAGCTTACAGTACATGTATACGATTTGGATACCACTTGCTGGTGTGGGGGGAAGTTTAAATAACATGACAGTAAATGTTGGTTATCAATCACAACCTTGTGACTTTGATATTTTAGCAACTCCTGACCCTAAAATTTCGGTTGGGAATATTACAATAACTTCAGGTGGAGCGATACCTGCGGGGACTTATAGAGTATTATACTTGTCTAACGATGGATTGTTACCTCCAAAACTTCCTGATAAAAATAATTATTATTTCAAAGGGGTGTATAAAACCTAAAAAAAAGATAATTATTAGTAAGTAAAAAAATGGCAATACCGTATCAAAATCCAATAAGTGCGTCCCAAATTACAGGACCTTTCAGTGTAGCGAGAACAAGCCCATACGGAACCAATTTTAATGTTTTAAATGTTGGTGGATGGCAAGAGGCGGCATACCTTACTAATTTAGGTTTAATATTTAGTGGGCAAGGACAACAACAATTAAGTGTTAATAATATACCTATTAATATTAACATTGGTAACGGTACATTTTCTCCAACATATTTAACTTTAAATTCTGACAATTTCTCTTCGGGTAGAAGAAGATTGGGTATGATTGTTTGGGTTAATGAAACTGAAACAGCATATCAATATCAAATAGACAATTACAATGATTTATGGGATGCGGCGGTAAGTGCTAATTCTGTAACTCAATTATCTTACGAAACTATTGTAAAGAACAATACACCTGAAGGTCAGGCATTTATTAATGCTTGGACAGGTTCAACTATTGAAGGTGTTAGTGGCGTAACAAGAGCAAATGCTCGTTGGAGAGTTTTTGCACAAGGTACTGAATTAACGGGTGGTACTTATTTTTCAGGTACAAGTACATTAGAATTATATAATAGTGATGGAACTGTTATTTCTGTAACAGGTATTACGGCATCTGGTTCTAATGGTAGTTCTGGAACATCAGGTTCAAGTGGTTCATCAGGTAGTTCAGGTTCAAGTGGGTCTTCGGGAACTTCAGGTAGTAATGGTTCGTCAGGTAGTAGTGGAACAAGCGGAACAAGTGGAACATCGGGTAGTACAGGAACTAGTGGTTCATCAGGAAGTGTAGGTACAAGTGGTAGTTCGGGATTAAGTGGTGTTGACGGTACAAATGGTACTAGTGGTTCATCTGGAAGTGTAGGTACATCAGGAACTTCAGGGTCATCAGGAAGTTCAGGTACAGGTGGAACATCAGGAACTTCAGGTACATCAGGAAGTACTGGAACTTCAGGTTCAAGTGGTAGTGTTGGGACTAGTGGTACATCAGGTTCAAGTGGTTCTTCAGGAAGTGTTGGTACGTCTGGTTCATCTGGAAGTGCAGGTACATCAGGAACTTCAGGGTCATCAGGAAGTTCAGGTACAAGCGGAACATCAGGAACTGGAGGAACTTCAGGTTCAAGTGGTAGTGTTGGGACTAGTGGTACATCAGGAACAAGTGGTTCTTCAGGTACATCAGGTAGTTCAGGTTCAAGTGGTTCATCGGGAAGTTCAGGTTCAAGTGGTTCATCGGGTACATCAGGTAGTACTGGTACTAGTGGTAGTAGTGGAACAAGCGGAACGTCGGGTTCATCAGGTTCTGCGGGAAGTAGTGGTTCATCAGGTAGTGTTGGAACATCTGGTTCAAGTGGTAGTTCAGGTAGTTCTGGTTCATCAGGTACATCTGGCTCAAGTGGTAGCTCTGGTTCAACAGGTTCGTCAGGTAGTAGTGGTATAACTGGGTCTTCAGGTACGAGTGGTAGTTCTGGCACATCAGGTTCATCTGGTAGTTCAGGTTCTTCAGGTTCATCTGGTAGTTCAGGTTCTTCAGGTAGTACTGGTTCATCAGGAACTAGCGGAACATCAGGAACATCAGGTACAAGTGGTAGTTCAGGTTCTACAGGAACATCGGGTTCTACAGGAACATCGGGTTCTACAGGAACATCGGGTTCATCAGGTAGTAGTGGCTCAAGTGGAAGTTCAGGATTGACAGGTTCATCAGGAACATCGGGTTCATCAGGGACATCGGGTTCATCAGGTAGTTCTGGTTCAAGTGGTAGTAGCGGAAGTACAGGGTCTTCGGGCACAAGTGGTAGTTCTGGTACATCAGGTTCATCAGGAAGTTCAGGTTCATCAGGTTCTAGCGGTAGTGTTGGAACTTCGGGAACAAGTGGTTCAAGTGGAAGTTCAGGTTCTTCAGGAAGTGTAGGAACATCAGGTACAAGTGGTAGTTCAGGTTCGTCTGGCTCAAGTGGAAATACAGGTTCAAGTGGAACGAGTGGTTCATCAGGTACATCTGGCTCAAGTGGTAGTTCAGGTTCGTCTGGCTCAAGTGGTTCAAGTGGAAGTTCAGGTTCTTCAGGAAGTGTAGGAACATCAGGTACAAGTGGTAGTTCAGGTTCTTCAGGTAGTTCAGGTGTTAATGGTTCTTCAGGGACTAGTGGTAGTTCGGGAACATCTGGTTCTTCAGGAAGTTCGGGTTCATCAGGTTCTAGTGGTAGTTCAGGAACATCTGGCTCAAGCGGGTCTTCTGGTTCAAGTGGAAGTACTGGTTCTTCAGGAAGTGCAGGTACATCGGGTAGTGTAGGAACTAGCGGTAGTTCTGGTTCATCTGGTTCTTCAGGTAGTACTGGCTCAAGTGGTACTTCAGGTTCATCAGGTAGTGTAGGTACTAGTGGTTCATCAGGTAGTGTAGGTACTAGTGGTTCATCAGGTAGCACTGGTTCAAGTGGTAGTAGCGGAAGTACAGGGTCTTCTGGTACAAGTGGGAGCTCAGGAACATCTGGTACTAGCGGTAGTTCTGGGTCATCTGGTTCAGTTGGTACAAGCGGTTCATCAGGTAGTGTTGGAACATCTGGTTCATCAGGTTCTGTTGGTACTTCAGGAACATCGGGTTCATCAGGTAGTACTGGTTCAAGTGGAAGTTCAGGAAGTAGTGGTAGTGTAGGAACAAGTGGTTCTTCAGGGACATCTGGCTCAACAGGTACTTCAGGAACATCAGGTTCAAGTGGGTCTTCAGGTAGTTCGGGTTCATCAGGAAGTTCAGGTACAAGCGGAACATCAGGTTCAGTAGGAACAAGTGGTTCATCGGGAAGTTCAGGGTCAACAGGAACTTCAGGTTCAAGTGGGTCTTCAGGTAGTTCAGGAAGTAGCGGAACATCTGGTTCTAGTGGAAGTGTTGGAACTTCTGGCACATCAGGAACAAGTGGTTCATCGGGAAGTTCTGGTTCTGCCGGTACAAGTGGAAGTGTAGGAACAAGTGGTACTTCAGGTTCATCTGGCTCAAGTGGAAGTTCAGGTTCAACAGGTAGTTCAGGTACTAGCGGAACATCTGGAACAAGTGGTTCATCAGGTTCTAGCGGTAGCGCTGGAAGCTCAGGAACGTCAGGTTCTAGCGGTAGCACAGGTTCAAGTGGTTCTACTGGCACGTCAGGTTCTTCAGGAACAAGTGGTTCTGTAGGTACAAGCGGAACATCTGGTTCCTCAGGAAGTGTAGGTACTTCAGGTACTAGTGGAAGCTCAGGAAGTGTAGGAACATCTGGTTCAAGTGGTACTACTGGTACCTCAGGAACATCAGGTAGTTCAGGTTCATCTGGTAGTGTTGGTACATCAGGAACTTCGGGTACTAGCGGAACATCAGGTTCTAGCGGTTCGTCAGGAAATAGTGGAAGTTCAGGTACAAGTGGAACATCGGGTTCAACTGGGTCTTCAGGCTCAAGTGGTAGTTCGGGAAGTGTTGGTACATCAGGAAGTAGTGGTTCTTCAGGTTCTAGTGGTAGTAATGGAAGCTCAGGAAGTACAGGTACATCGGGTTCAAGTGGAACTTCAGGTTCTTCAGGTACTAGCGGAACATCGGGAACTAGTGGAAGTTCAGGAAGTGTAGGTACTTCAGGTACATCAGGAAGTTCTGGTTCAGTAGGAACATCGGGTACTAGTGGTAGTTCTGGTTCAGTAGGAACATCGGGAACTAGTGGTAGTTCTGGTTCGTCTGGTTCAGTTGGTACTAGCGGTTCTTCAGGAAGTGTTGGAACTAGTGGAACATCAGGTAGTTCAGGTTCAAGTGGTTCTAGCGGAGTATCAGGTTCATCGGGTTCTAGTGGTATTAGTGGAAGTTCAGGTACTTCAGGTACTAGTGGAACTTCAGGTTCAAGTGGTTCTACTGGTACGTCAGGTTCTAGCGGAAGTGCTGGAAGCTCAGGAAATAGTGGGACATCAGGTTCTTCAGGTAGTGTTGGAACATCTGGTACTAGCGGTTCGTCAGGTAGTGTAGGGACTAGCGGAACATCTGGTTCAAGTGGTAGTTCAGGAAATAGTGGAACATCAGGAACTAGTGGCTCATCGGGTAGTGTAGGAACATCAGGAACAAGTGGTACGTCAGGTAGTTCTGGTTCAAGTGGTAGTTCAGGAAGTGTAGGTACTTCAGGTACTAGTGGTAGTTCAGGAAGTGTAGGAACATCTGGTTCAAGTGGCTCTACTGGTACGTCAGGTTCTAGCGGAAGTGCTGGAAGCTCAGGAAATAGTGGAACATCTGGAACAAGTGGCAGTTCAGGTTCTTCTGGTTCAAGTGGTAGTACTGGTACGTCAGGTAGTTCGGGAAGTACAGGAACATCTGGCTCTTCAGGAAGTGTTGGTACATCAGGAACTAGTGGAACTAGTGGAACTTCAGGTAGTTCTGGTTCAGTAGGAACTTCAGGTACTAGTGGTAGCGTAGGAACATCGGGTACATCAGGTAGTTCTGGTTCATCGGGAAGCAGTGGTTCTTCAGGTTCTAGCGGTAGTGCTGGAAGTTCAGGAACTAGTGGGTCTACAGGTTCAAGTGGAAGTAGTGGTTCTTCAGGAAGTGTTGGAACAAGTGGTTCTAGCGGAAGTACTGGTACATCAGGTAGTTCAGGAAGTGTTGGTACAAGTGGTTCTTCAGGAAGTACTGGAACATCAGGAACAAGTGGTAGTTCAGGTTCTGTGGGTACATCAGGTACTAGCGGTACGAGCGGAAGTTCTGGTTCAAGTGGAACTTCTGGTTCTTCGGGAAGTACTGGTACATCTGGTTCATCGGGTAGTGTAGGTACTTCAGGAACAAGTGGTTCATCTGGAAGTACGGGTACATCAGGTAGTGCTGGTTCTTCTGGCTCAAGTGGTAGTTCAGGTTCTTCAGGAAGTTCTGGAAGCGTTGGTACATCTGGAACTAGTGGTTCTTCAGGAAGTACAGGCACAAGTGGTACATCAGGTAGTTCAGGGTCAAGTGGAACTGGAGGTTCGTCAGGTTCAAGTGGAAGCACCGGAACCTCAGGAACATCAGGAAGTGTTGGAACATCAGGAACGTCTGGTTCTTCAGGAAGTGTTGGTACGAGTGGAACATCGGGTTCATCAGGTAGTGTTGGAACATCTGGTTCTTCAGGTTCATCAGGAACAAGTGGAACATCAGGTAGTTCTGGCTCTGTAGGTACTAGTGGTACATCAGGGTCTTCAGGAAGTGTGGGAACAAGTGGGACTAGCGGTACATCAGGAACTTCTGGTTCATCAGGAAGTGTGGGAACTAGCGGTAGTTCGGGTAGTGTAGGTACTTCAGGAACTAGCGGTACATCAGGTTCTAGTGGAAGCGTTGGTACATCAGGTACGAGCGGTTCTTCAGGAAGTTATGGTTCAAGTGGTAGTTCAGGAAGCACAGGTACAAGTGGAACATCTGGTTCTTCAGGTACGACAGGTAGTTCGGGGAGTAGTGGTAGTTCAGGTTCTTCGGGTAGTGTTGGTACTTCAGGAAGTAGTGGTTCAAGTGGAACATCAGGGTATAGCGGAAGTAGTGGTAGTTCTGGCTCATCAGGAAGTGCTGGTACTTCAGGGGTTAACGGAAGTTCTGGAACATCAGGAAGTAGTGGTTCATCTGGGTCTTCAGGTTCTAGCGGTTCATCAGGAACGTCTGGCTCAAGCGGAAGTACTGGTTCATCTGGTTCATCTGGTTCATCTGGAAGTACGGGAACATCAGGGTCTAGCGGTTCAACAGGTACAAGTGGTACATCGGGTAGTGTAGGTACATCAGGTTCATCGGGAAGTTCTGGCTCATCAGGTTCTAGTGGAAGTGTTGGTACTTCTGGAACAAGTGGTTCTTCGGGAAGTACTGGTTCATCAGGTAGTTCAGGAACATCAGGAAGTACAGGTACATCAGGAACAAGTGGTAGTTCAGGTTCTGTGGGTACATCAGGTACCAGCGGTACGAGTGGAAGTTCTGGTTCTTCGGGAAGTAGTGGAACATCAGGAAGTTCTGGAAGCGTTGGTACATCAGGTACGAGCGGTTCTTCAGGAAGTTCTGGTTCATCAGGGATATCTGGTTCAAGTGGTAGTTCAGGAAGCACAGGTACAAGTGGAACATCAGGTTCTTCAGGTAGTGTAGGAACTTCTGGTTCTTCAGGTAGTTCTGGTTCAGTAGGAACTTCAGGTACTAGTGGTACATCAGGAACATCGGGTTCATCGGGTAGCTCTGGCTCAACAGGCTCGTCAGGTAGTAGTGGAACTTCTGGTTCATCAGGTTCAAGTGGTAGTGCTGGCTCATCTGGTAGTTCTGGAAGTACAGGAACATCAGGCACTAGCGGTAGTACTGGTTCAAGTGGTAGTAGTGGTACATCAGGAAGTTCAGGTTCTTCGGGTTCTGTAGGTACATCAGGGACTGCGGGTACATCAGGAAGTACAGGTTCTAGTGGTAGTAGTGGTTCATCAGGTAGTGTGGGTACTTCAGGAACTAGTGGTTCGTCAGGTTCTAGCGGAAGCGCTGGAAGCTCAGGGACATCAGGTTCTTCAGGTACAAGTGGTACTTCGGGTTCTAGTGGTAGTACTGGAAGTTCAGGAACATCTGGCTCGTCAGGAAGTGTTGGTACATCAGGTTCTTCAGGAAGTACTGGAACTAGTGGCTCAAGTGGTAGTTCAGGAACCTCAGGTTCTTCTGGCTCAACAGGTTCAAGTGGTTCTTCAGGAAGTGCTGGTTCTAGTGGTAGTACAGGTTCATCAGGAACATCAGGGTCAAGTGGTTCGGTAGGTACTTCGGGGACTAGTGGAAGTTCAGGTAGTGTAGGAACATCTGGTTCAAGTGGGTCTTCAGGCTCTAGCGGAAGTGTTGGAACATCAGGTTCTAGCGGTTCTTCAGGAAGTTCTGGGTCATCAGGGTCTAGTGGAAGTGTTGGTACATCAGGTTCTTCGGGAAGTACTGGTACGTCAGGTTCAAGTGGTTCTACAGGAAGCTCTGGCTCAAGTGGTTCTACAGGAACTAGTGGAACTTCAGGTTCTTCAGGTAGTACAGGAACATCTGGTACGTCAGGTTCAAGCGGTAGTGTAGGTACATCAGGAACTAGTGGTAGTTCTGGTTCAGTTGGTACAAGTGGTACATCTGGCTCAAGTGGTAGTGTTGGTACATCTGGAACTTCGGGGTCATCTGGAAGTGTTGGTACAAGCGGTTCTTCAGGAACTAGTGGGTCAAGTGGAAGTAGTGGTTCATCAGGTTCTACAGGAACTTCTGGTTCATCAGGAACAAGTGGTTCTTCAGGTAGTACAGGAACATCAGGTAGTGCTGGTTCTTCTGGCTCAAGTGGTAGTTCAGGTTCAAGTGGAAGTACTGGAACATCAGGTTCCTCAGGTTCAAGTGGTAGTACAGGTTCTTCAGGAAGTTCTGGAACGAGTGGTAGTTCAGGAACTAGTGGGTCTTCTGGTAATTCTGGTTCTTCAGGAACTAGCGGAACATCTGGAACAAGTGGTTCATCAGGTTCTAGCGGTAGCGCTGGAAGCTCAGGAACGTCAGGTTCTGTAGGTACGAGCGGAACATCAGGTTCTAGCGGTAGTACTGGTTCAAGTGGTTCGTCAGGTACTAGCGGAACTTCAGGTTCAAGTGGTTCATCTGGAAGTTCAGGGTCATCAGGAACATCTGGTTCTTCAGGTAGTACAGGTTCAAGTGGAACTAGTGGTTCTTCAGGAACATCTGGTACTAGCGGTAGTTCAGGAAGTTCTGGTTCATCGGGTAGTACAGGTACTTCAGGAAGCTCAGGCTCAAGCGGAACAAGTGGTTCTTCAGGGTCTAGCGGTTCATCGGGTTCTAGTGGAAGTTCAGGGTCATCTGGTAGTACAGGTTCAAGAGGGACTAGCGGAACATCTGGAACAAGTGGTAGTTCAGGAACATCTGGTTCAAACGGTACATCAGGAAGTTCTGGTTCATCGGGTAGTAGTGGGAGTTCAGGTTCTGGTGGTACTTCAGGTTCATCAGGATTAAGTGGGGTTGATGGTACAAACGGTACTAGTGGTAGTTCAGGGACTAGTGGAACATCTGGTTCAAGTGGTTCAAGTGGTTCTTCAGGGTCTAGTGGTAGTGTAGGAACAAGCGGAACTTCTGGTTCTTCAGGAAGTAGTGGAAGTGCTGGGTCATCTGGTTCAAGTGGTTCGTCGGGTACATCAGGTGCTAATGGAAGCTCTGGTAGTTCAGGTTCAAGTGGTAGTTCAGGGACAAGTGGTTCGTCAGGTTCTAGCGGAAGTGCTGGAAGCTCAGGAAGTTCTGGTTCTGTTGGGACATCAGGTTCGTCAGGTACTTCAGGTTCAAGCGGTTCTTCAGGTAGTAGTGGCTCAAGTGGTAGTTCAGGAAGTTCTGGTTCTGCGGGTACTTCAGGTTCAAGTGGAAGTGCTGGAACTAGTGGTTCATCTGGTAGTTCAGGGTCTGCTGGTAGTTCAGGGTCAAGTGGAGTAACTGGTTCTTCAGGTACTAGCGGGTCTTCAGGAAGTTCTGGTAGTTCAGGTTCTAGTGGAAGTGTTGGAACTAGCGGTTCATCAGGTACAAGTGGTTCATCCGGCTCAAGTGGAAGTTCTGGTTCATCAGGAAGTTCTGGTTCAACAGGTTCATCAGGAAGTTCTGGTTCAACAGGTTCATCAGGAACAAGTGGTACGTCAGGTAGTAGCGGTTCTAGTGGTAGTACAGGGACTAGTGGTTCGTCAGGAAGTTCTGGCTCAGCTGGTACAAGCGGAAGTTCAGGTTCTACAGGTAGTAGTGGGTCTAGCGGAAGTGCGGGTTCTTCAGGAAGTGTAGGGACTAGTGGAACATCTGGTTCTAGTGGTAGTTCTGGTTCTAGTGGAAGTACGGGTAGTTCAGGTACTAGCGGTAGTAGTGGTTCATCAGGAAGTTCTGGTTCCACAGGTTCTTCGGGAAGTAGTGGAACATCAGGTTCTGTAGGTTCATCAGGTACTAGTGGTTCTTCAGGTTCTAGTGGAAGTGCTGGAAGTTCAGGTTCAACTGGTACATCTGGTTCTTCAGGTTCAGTAGGAACAAGTGGAACTTCTGGTTCAAGTGGTAGTTCAGGTTCTTCAGGTTCAGTAGGAACAAGTGGAACTTCTGGTTCAAGTGGTAGTTCAGGTTCTTCTGGAACTAGTGGAAGTGTTGGTACAAGTGGTTCATCTGGAACATCAGGTTCTAGTGGTAGTTCAGGAAGTTCTGGTTCATCAGGAAGTTCGGGTTCCACAGGTTCTTCGGGAACATCAGGAAGTACTGGAAGTTCAGGGTCTAGTGGAAGTACTGGTAGTTCAGGGACTAGTGGTTCGTCAGGGTCTAGCGGAAGTTCAGGTACATCAGGTACTTCTGGTTCAAGTGGGTCTTCAGGTTCTAGTGGAAGTGTTGGAACATCAGGTACGAGCGGTTCGTCAGGTTCTAGTGGTAGCACTGGAAGCTCAGGAAGTGCGGGTACATCAGGTAGTTCAGGTTCTGTAGGTACAAGTGGTAGTTCTGGAAGCTCAGGAAGTTCTGGTTCATCAGGTTCTGCGGGAAGTGCTGGTACATCAGGAACATCAGGTTCATCGGGAAGTAGTGGTAGTTCAGGGTCATCTGGTTCAGCAGGTACATCAGGTGCTAATGGAAGTTCTGGTACTTCAGGAACATCTGGTTCTTCAGGTTCAAGTGGAAGTAGTGGTTCATCAGGAAGTGTGGGTACATCTGGTTCATCTGGTACATCTGGTACATCAGGAACATCTGGTTCAAGTGGCTCAGCAGGTTCTAGCGGAAGTGCTGGAAGCTCAGGAAGTAGCGGTTCATCTGGTACATCAGGAGCTAATGGAAGTAGTGGAACATCTGGTTCTTCAGGTTCAAGTGGAAGTAGTGGTAGTTCAGGTTCAGCTGGTTCTTCAGGAACATCAGGTTCTAGCGGAAGCTCAGGAAGTACTGGTTCATCTGGTTCTTCTGGTACTTCAGGAAGTAGTGGAAGTTCTGGAACATCAGGTTCAAGCGGTTCATCAGGTAGTTCAGGAAGTGTTGGAACAAGTGGAAGTTCTGGAACTTCAGGTTCAAGTGGTTCGTCAGGTTCTAGTGGTAGTGCTGGAAGCTCTGGTACGTCAGGTACTAGTGGTTCATCAGGAACTTCAGGTTCAAGTGGTTCGTCAGGTTCTAGTGGTAGTACTGGAAGCTCAGGAAGTACTGGTACAAGTGGAAGTTCTGGTTCATCAGGTAGTTCAGGAAGTGTTGGTACAAGTGGAAGTTCAGGTTCTGCCGGAACGTCTGGTTCATCAGGAAGTTCGGGTTCAAGCGGTAGTAGTGGAAGTTCAGGTTCTACTGGTTCAAGAGGAACATCAGGAACATCAGGTAGTAGTGGTACAAGTGGAACATCAGGTACTTCTGGTTCATCAGGTTCTAGCGGAAGTGCTGGTTCATCAGGTACATCGGGAGCTAACGGAAGTTCAGGTACAAGTGGTACTTCAGGAAGTAGTGGAAGTTCAGGGTCTAGCGGTAGTGCTGGAAGTTCAGGTTCTACTGGTACAAGTGGCTCTTCAGGAAGTTCTGGTACAAGTGGCTCTTCAGGAAGTTCTGGTTCATCGGGTAGTAGTGGAAGTGCGGGGTCATCTGGTTCATCAGGTACATCAGGTGCTAATGGAAGTTATGGTACTTCAGGTACTAGTGGAAGTTCAGGGTCTAGCGGTAGTGCTGGAAGTTCTGGTTCTGTAGGTACAAGTGGCTCATCAGGTTCTAGCGGAAGCGCTGGAAGTTCAGGAAGTACTGGCTCAAGTGGTAGTTCTGGTTCGTCAGGAACAAGTGGTGCTAATGGTAGTTCAGGAACGTCTGGTTCAAGTGGCTCATCTGGTTCTTCAGGAAGTAGTGGTAGTTCTGGTTCTGTTGGAACATCAGGTTCTAGCGGTTCATCAGGAAGTTCTGGTTCTTCAGGAAGTACAGGTTCAAGTGGAACATCAGGTACTTCTGGTTCGTCAGGTTCTAGCGGTTCATCAGGAAGTAGTGGTAGTGCAGGTTCTTCAGGAACATCAGGGGCTAACGGTTCTTCAGGTACAAGTGGTTCGTCAGGTTCTAGCGGTAGTACTGGAAGCTCAGGAAGTAGTGGTACATCGGGTGCTAATGGAAGCAGCGGAACATCAGGAAGTTCAGGGTCTAGTGGTTCTTCAGGAACTGCTGGCTCAAGTGGATTATCAGGAAACGACTCTTCTAACTCAGGTAGATGGAGATATAATGGAACAGGTACTACACCTGCAGCAACATTCTTTCAGACAGATAGTACAACAATATCTTCAATTACTAATGTCTATATAAACATTGATGATATAAATTCCACATCTTATGCTTCGTGGTTTTCTGGAATAGATACCATACAGGCTCTTGGTAATACTGTTTATTTACAAATCACACAAGTAGGTTCTAACAATATTATTGGTATATGGGATGTTGCAGGAATTACAGTAACCGGTAGTGTTTATAGATGGATATTCAAAGGTAATATTGTTGCAAATGGAACTTTATCCAGTACAGAATATACAATATCATGGGTATTTAATGGTCTTAATGGTTCATCTGGTACGAGCGGAAGTTCTGGAACATCAGGTTCAAGCGGAAGTTCGGGCAGTTCAGGTTCGTCAGGTAATACTGGAAGTTCAGGAACATCAGGTTCATCAGGAACTAGCGGTTCATCAGGTAGTGCTGGCTCAAGTGGAAGTTCAGGTAATACAGGTTCTTCGGGTACAAGTGGTAGTTCAGGGTCTTCAGGTAGTGTAGGTACATCTGGAACGAGTGGAACATCGGGTACTAGTGGAAGTTCAGGTTCATCAGGAAGTGCTGGTACGAGTGGAAGTTCAGGAACATCGGGTTCAAGTGGTAGTTCAGGTTCGTCAGGTAATACTGGAAGTTCAGGTTCTTCAGGAACATCAGGGTCCAGTGGTAGTTCAGGAAGTACAGGTTCTTCAGGTTCAAGTGGAACATCAGGAAGTTCAGGGTCTAGTGGTTCTTCAGGTTCTAGTGGTAGTGCTGGAAGTTCTGGTACATCAGGTGCTAATGGTAGTTCAGGAACATCTGGCTCAAGCGGTTCATCTGGCTCAAGTGGAAGTAGTGGTAGTTCTGGTTCAGTTGGAACATCAGGTTCTAGTGGAAGTAGTGGTAGTTCAGGGTCTTCAGGAAGTACTGGTTCAAGAGGAACAAGCGGTTCTTCAGGAACATCGGGAAGCTCAGGTTCAAGTGGTTCATCAGGTACTTCAGGTTCTAACGGAAGTTCAGGAACATCAGGAAGTGCTGGTTCAAGTGGTAGTTCAGGTTCATCAGGTTCAAGTGGAACATCAGGTTCTAATGGTAGCTCTGGTACATCAGGTAGTTCTGGTTCAAGTGGTAGTAGTGGTTCTAGCGGTAGTGCTGGTACTTCAGGTTCAGTAGGGACAAGTGGCTCTTCAGGAAGTGCGGGTAGTTCAGGGTCAAGTGGAAATACAGGCTCTTCGGGTACTAGCGGTTCATCAGGAACATCAGGTTCTTCTGGCTCAAGTGGCTCGTCAGGGTCTGGTGGAAGCTCAGGTACATCGGGTAGTAGTGGAACATCAGGGTCTTCAGGCTCAAGTGGAAGTTCAGGTAGTACAGGTTCATCGGGTTCATCTGGTATTACAGGTTCTTCAGGAACTAGTGGTAGTTCAGGTACATCAGGAAGTTCGGGTTCATCAGGTAGTAGTGGAAGCACTGGCTCAAGTGGTACTGGAGGTTCTTCAGGAACATCAGGTTCTTCTGGTTCAAGTGGAAGCTCAGGTTCTTCGGGTAATAGCGGTTCATCGGGAACTTCTGGGTCAAGTGGAACATCAGGTTCTTCTGGCTCTTCAGGTAGTTCTGGGTCTAGCGGAAGTGCTGGCTCAAGTGGTAGTTCAGGTTCATCGGGTATTACTGGAAGTAGTGGAACAAGTGGTTCTTCTGGCTCAAGCGGAAGTTCAGGAACATCGGGTTCTTCGGGTACTTCAGGGTCAAGTGGTTCTTCAGGAAGTAGCGGAAGTTCGGGTAATACAGGTTCTTCTGGAACTAGCGGTTCATCAGGTAGTGCTGGTTCAAGCGGAAGTTCGGGTAATACAGGTTCTTCTGGAACTAGCGGTTCATCAGGTAGTGCTGGTTCAAGCGGAAGTTCGGGTAATACAGGTTCTTCGGGTACAAGTGGTAGTTCTGGAACATCGGGGTCAACAGGTTCTTCAGGAAGTTCTGGGATTACTGGTTCCTCAGGTACTTCTGGTTCAGGTTCTGCTGGTTCATCAGGTTCTAGCGGAAGTGGGTCATCAGGAACAAGTGGATTAGATGGTATAAGTGGAACATCTGGCTCAAGTGGTATTACTGGTTCATCAGGTACTTCAGGTTCTGGCTCATCAGGAAGTTCAGGGTCTAGTGGAAGTACGGGTTCGTCAGGAACATCAGGTTCGTCAGGAACATCAGGAAGTTCAGGTTCTAGTGGTAGTTCTGGTTCAAGTGGGAGTACTGGTTCAAGAGGAACTTCTGGAAGTCAAGGTAACAAAGGAGGTCTTCAGTATATCTATGGTAATGGAGCCGGTACAGCACCTTCTTCAGGTCAATTTAGTTATAATGGTGCAGGTTCTTCAGTTTATGATTTGAAATTTAATGTAACAACCGCGGATTCTGCAAATATTAGTGATTATTTTTTCAATTTAGTTGGAAAAAGTGGGATTGTATATTTGATTTTCAATTTAAATGGTTCAAACAAAATTGATATTTATAGCTTTAATAACGTTTCGGTAAGTGGTAGTGATTATCTTTTTACAGGAGCTTTAGATACAAATGCTGGAGATACAACACTTACAACTAGTGATTTATGTGCAATTACCATAATTGTTAATGGAGCATCAGGTGCTAATGGTAGTTCAGGAACTTCAGGTTCAAGTGGTAGTAGTGGAAGTACTGGTTCAAGAGGAACATCGGGTTCTTCAGGTTCAAGCGGAAGTTCTGGTTCATCAGGGACTAGCGGTTCATCAGGAACTTCAGGTTCTAGTGGAAGTTCAGGTTCTAGTGGAAGTTCTGGTTCAAGTGGTTCTTCAGGAACTTCAGGTTCAAGTGGAAGTACAGGTTCAAGAGGAACATCTGGAAGCTCAGGAACTAGTGGTACTTCAGGTTCATCGGGTTCTTCGGGTACTTCAGGTTCAAATGGTTCATCTGGTACAAGTGGTAGTTCAGGTTCATCGGGTAGTTCAGGTTCATCAGGGACTAGCGGTTCATCAGGAAGTTCTGGAATTACTGGCTCTTCAGGAACATCAGGTTCAGGTTCATCAGGAACTAGTGGAGCTGCGGGCGGAACATTCACATTAGGAATTGTTTACACAACCGCAAACAATTTTAACTTTATATAATATTTATAATAAACTAAATTAAACTAATATAATAATATGCCAGCGAATACAGCTCCAATCTTTACACTATTACCTGAGATTATGTGGGATAATACTATCACAACTGCTAATAATACTGGTGATTTAACTTCAGGTACAGTTTATCCTGTATTTACCGCAGGTACCAATGGTAGTTATGTGCAAAAAATAAGATTTAGACATACAGGTGCCAATTCGGCGGCAACTGTTGCTCGTGTTTGGATTAATAATGGTTCTGCGACTACTAGTGCAATTAATAACACTTTATTTGATGAAATAACAATTGCTGCAAACGCCACATTTACAACGAATGCCGCCTCAACCAACTATGAATTACCACTTATGTTTGGTTTACCTCCTAATTATAGACTTTATGTAACAATCGGTGCGGCTGCTGCAGGTGGTATTGATGCAACGGTTATAGGAGGAGACTACTAATGTTAATATACCAATTAATACAATTTGACTATGGTTCGCCAGTATCTATGGGATATATGGAAATAGATTGGATGGCAGGACAATGTTTAAGATTAACCGATTTAGACGGTAATACTTTAGATTTGACAATAAATTTCGGATACCGAGTTGTTGATTCAAACCCTCCAAGACCATCATGGGCTTAAAAAATTATGATTGACTATTACAATTTAGCTGACAATCAATATAAAAATCAAGTATATACCGGGTCTATAGGTACTAATACTACTTTCATGGTTTATTATTGGATTAAACCAAGAGGTGTTACTATGGTACATATTACTGCTATTGGTGCTGGAGGTGGTGGAGGTGGTGGTAATTCTTCTGCGAGTACTGCGGCTTCAGGTGGTTCTGGTGGTGGTTCAGGAGCTATTACAAGATTAACAATCCCCGCTATTTTTTTACCCGACCAACTTAGAATAATTGTTGCCGCTGGTGGTTCTGGAGGAACTACAGGTGGAGGTAATACTGCAGCTAATACTTTTGTTGAAGTTGCTAGAGGTTCTGCGGTTGCGGCTACCTATGTGTTACAAGCTAACGGTGGTGGTGGAGGTAACGTAGGTGCTGCGGGAGCAGCTTCTGCGGGTGGTGGAGCCGGAGCTATAGGTGTTCAAACTAATGCAGTATATCAGGCTTTAGGTACGTTTTCAGTTATTGCAGGTCAAGCGGGTGCTGCAGGTGCAAATGGTGCCGTAGGGGGTACAATAACAATTAACGGTAATGCTACAACAGTATCAGGAGGTGCCGCTGGAGGTGGGAAAAGTGCAGCTAATACCTCATTTGGTGGTGGTAATATCAATCCTATTGGGCAAATACCTACAGGTAATGGAGGAAGCGCGGGTGGAACTAATAATGGTGATACAGGAACTTATACGTTTAATGGATTTTATAGTGCAGGAGGTGCTGGTGGAGGTGCTTTTGCAACAGGTACTGCGGGCAGAGGAGGTGATGGTGGACCTGGCAGCGGTGGAGGTGGTGGTGGTTCAGGAGTAACTGGAGGTAATGGAGGTAATGGTGGACCCGGTATGGTAATAATAACATGTTGGTAATAAGTATAAAATATGAGTTTTGTATATGATTTAGCGGACACAAGTTATAAGACCGCAGTGTTTTATCAGTCAGGTAGTTGGATAAAACCACAAGGTATAACCATGATATCTATCACGGCTATTGGTGCTGGTGGTGGAGGTAGTGGAGGGGCTACTAATACATCTGCTAACGCAAGGTCAGGAGGTGGTGGAGGTGGTTCAGGTAGTATTACAAGATTGACTATTCCTGAAATGTTTATAACTGATTCATTAATTATAAATATTGGTACGGGTGGTAACGGAGGTGCTGCTGGTTTAGGAAATGGAGGTAGTGGAGGGTCAACAATTGTTGACATGCCTGTTCCGGGTAATGGTGACATATATACAAGAGTAATAGTTGCTACTGGAGGGTCAGGAGCAGTTGGTGCTACAGGAGGAGTGGCCGCAGGTGCAACTGACGTAGCCGCGGCATTATATTCGACATTAGGTATTTGGATGGCTATTGGAGGACAAGGAGGTGGTAACGGATTAACTGCCGCAGGTACTTCGGTAACATATGGAGCGACTATTGGACTACCAATTACCTCAGGTGCGGGAGGTGGTGGTATGGCCGCGGCAGGTACCACACCAACAAATGGTGGAGAAATTACAGGCGCAGGGTTTGTGTCTACAAACCCTGGTGGTATTTCAGGAGCTACAGGGAATAGAGGGGTTTATTCATTAACACCTTTTTATTCTACAGGAGGAAGTGGAGGTGGAGGTGGAGGGACAACTCCAGTTTCAGGTGGTGCAGGAGGTGATGGAAATATTGGATGTGGTGGTGGCGGTGGTGGAGGTGGTACTTCACCCACAGGTGTTGGTGGCATTGGAGGAAAAGGTGGAGACGGTTTAGTAATAATACAATGTTGGTAATATAATAATATGGATTTTCAATATAATTTAACAAACAACTCTCATAAGGTTTTCATTTACAACAGTGATGGTACTCACACATGTCAATTACCTAAAGGTGTGTCTATGGTATATGTTATTACAATAAGTGCTGGTGGAGGTGGTGGTGGAGGATTTACATCCGCCAGTGGAGCCGCTGGAGGAGGAGGTGGTGGAGGTACAGGAGCAGTCAACCGTATCATCATTCCAAAAATATTTTTGACAGATAGTTTAACAGTTGTAGTTGGTGCCGGAGGTGCCGGAGGTGCTGCAAATACTATTGGTTCTAACGGAGGGGCAACATCTGTAGGATTAAATGTGACAACTGGTGGAGGTGCTCAATCATTTTTATTAAGTATTACTGCTGGTGGTGGAGGAGGAAACCCCGGAACTGTGGGGGCTGGTGGTACGGGAGGTGCTGCTGGAGCTACGTCATCGGTAAACAATATGGCTATGACAGCTTTAGGTGAGTTTGTATTAAGAGCTGGTATTGCGGGTGGTGATGGTAATGCGACTGGAGCTCCATTGGCTGGTATATACGGGTCAGGTATTGTTCCTTTATCCGCTGGTAGAGGTGGTGCGGGTCGTACAGCAGGTAACGTTCCAGCCGCTGGTGGTTCTATTTCAGGTAGAGGATTTGTACAAGATGTTCCAGGAGGTACTTCAGGTGGTGGTACAGGTGTTGATGGTATGTTTATGCGGAAACCTTTTGTATCACTCGGTGGTACAGGTGGTGGTTCATCAACAGGTGTGGGTGGTAACGGTGGTAATGGAGGACCTGGTAGCGGTGGAGGCGGTGGTGGTGCTGGAACAACAGGAGGAACAGGAGGACGTGGTGGTAATGGCTTAGTAATTATAACTTGTTGGTAATTATATAATATGACATACGTTGAAATATCAAATATAAACGGAACACCACCTTTTCAAATTTACTTATGTGATTTTGCGGGTAATAATTGTTCTTTGGTTCAAACTGAATACGACCCCGTTTATTGGCCAGTTATTGTTTATCTTCCATCGTCTTTGATTGGGTCAAGTCAGGTGATGTGTAAAGTTATTGATGGAAATTCTTGTGAGACTTTTAATATTTTAGTTTGTCCAAGTCCTACACCAACACCGACACCTACCCCAACACCCACTCCTTAATATATTTCATTTTTAATATTCATAAAAATAAATTTCTTGTTATTTATATGTAATGGCACTTGGATTTCAAAATTGTTGTGATGTAGAAGATTATTTTTATGTAACTGGTATACCTGGTTCGGTTTCTGAATTTGAAATATATTATATTCAAACTGTTGAAGGTGAAAAACTATGTGGTACATATGTTGAATTACCTACATTAGATTATCAACCAATTACCTATGATTTAATAGGTATGACAGCACAGACAAGTTGTACAAATTGTATTTTATTAAATCCTTGTCCAACAGGAATTACTATAGATTTCGGAACTCAAAGTACTGGAATTTTCACACCTGTTAATGAGTGTAATGTTAAAACTATCTTTCCTTTTGATGTTGAATGTAGAACTGTGGTACCTGTAATTGGTGAAGGTAACGTAAACGGTTCGGTAAGTTTATTTGTTACAGGTGGTACTCCACCTTATAATTTTTATAGTGCGGGAACACAAACTCAAATAGGTGTGGGTATTTTACCGACTAATAATGAGTATTTGTTATATGAAAATGTCCCGGCAGGTGATTACTCAATTTTAGTTCATGACTTTTGGGGAGATAATGTTCAGGTTGTTACTTGTAATATACCTCTTGTTCCTGACCCGTTATATGTTGAATGTCAACCTAACTCACCTGAGTTTGGTTTACCATCAAGTGGTTCTTTAGATTTGTTAATAACAGGAGGGACTGAACCATATTCGATTTATTTGAGTGGTAATCCTGTTAGTTTACCTATATTTAATCTAACGGCAGGAACATATACATTAGTTATTGAGGATAATGGTGTTGAAGATTATTTTCAAACTGAAACAATTACTTGTACTTTATTAAATCCTGAGGATTTAGTTTATCCTGATAAGTTATGTATGAACTTCCAATACTGTGGGGTTAACTTCTATTTAGATTTTGTAAGTGCGTCAACACTTAATTCAAGACCTGTATATAACTTATCGACACCAAGTGAAATAAGTGTTACAGGAATGACAATATATTATGATGAATATTGGTTAAGTTCAATTGAAACTCATAACTCTCCATTACCTATCCCAACAGATTGTGAACAATCAAATGTGGTATCGTTTAAAATTGGAAATACATTTTCAGACCAACCTAATGGTTCTAACTGGATTGGTGGTGGTACATTTGCAAATACTAATCCAATAGTTGTTACTTCAGGACAATGTTCGCAGATAACACCAACAGTTATTACTAATGCTCAAGGAGGGTGTGGTTTAACAGATAATATTGGTAGTGTTATATTATTACCAAATCCATCGTCAGGTCAACCATATACATATTATGTTGATGGTATTGAGTATAACACTCCTGTAGTTAGTAATTTAGGTAATGGTGGACATACTGCTCAAGTCTTAGATGTTAACGGTAATTTGAGTAATGTTGTATCATTTACAATTAATAATTCTCCGTTATCACAAACCTATTGGGATTATTGCTCATATGTAAATACATTTACAAATACAATAAATGGAGGGATAAAAAAGGATAATTTTAAAGCGAGATTTCTAAATACAACCTCAAATTGTTCAATTAAAGCTAAACTAAGAATTATTTATGAATATGCGGAATGGTCGCCCAATAATGAAAATACAACTCAAAATATCAGTCCATATACAGGTACACAATTACTTGTATATCTAAATAATGTTGTACAACAAACAGCAACTTTTCAGTTAATAAGTTCACAAAATACTACTTTTATAATTCCAAGTTGTTCACCTACAAATACGTTTCAACCGTTTACAAAAACTGTTCAGGTATACGAAACTACAAATTTTGTAAATTTTATAACATTAAATTCACTTGTTGAGGTGAAAGGTGTTGGATTTGCTTGGGTTTGGAATACTACAACACCTCTTCTTGATTACCCACAATGCTTCCCCGCAGTGTCAGGAACCTCAACCGTGCAAATTTTTAATGCTACACTATCGTTTCCCCCAAATTGTCAGTGTATTTTACCGCCACAAGATGTAACAATTGGTGTTTCGCAAATTAATGTGAATCGAAGAAATACAACGTTAGTTGGTAATGTTATATTAAATACACCGGCAAATATACCAGCAAATATGAATTGTACAGTATAAAAACTATTAAAAGATAATTATAATAAATGGGATACGTAATAAAAGAAAATCAAGGGTTACTGATAACAAGACTAACCGATGTCGGTAGAAGAAAAATATCAGAAGGAAACTTTAATATAAGTTATTTCCAAATCGGAGATAGTGAAGTTAATTATAGTGCAATACCTGATTATAATATTTCAAATTTTCAAATTTTAGAACCATCATTTAACGCACATAATAATGTGGGAGTTCCTCAATCAAATAAAAATGATGTAAAATATCCATATTATTTACAAGGAACTACAGGAATCACTTATGGTCTTCCATTTATGGCATCTGCTGATGATTCTGTTTACAATACTGCGGCACCTAGTGGATTTTTTAGTGCTAGTACCGCAACCACATGTTACGCACCATATCATACATCAGCATATACTTATAATTCACAATATACTGTAAATTTAGCTTCATCATCATTTAATGGTAATTCATCGATTATGACTTTAACGTCTAATCCATGTTCTGACTCAGCATCGGGAACTACAATATCTGCGGGAACACTTGTTACCATTTATATGAGTGGTGGTTCATCATGTGGTTGTATTAGGTCATGTTATCCGGTATTGACATATCAAGTGACGGCATGGAATTCAGGAACATTACAATTGACAGTCGATAGACTTTTACCAGATTTAAATGGGTTAGGATATACAGGAACTGCTAGATTATTCTTTTATCCTTCAGGAATGACTGGATACGATTTACCAACTCCTATGAACTATTGGAGTGATAGTGTTATTAATTATGAATCAGTTTGTACTCCTGAAGATGGTTTAGTTAAGATTTGGAATATGAATATTCCTTGGAGTGAGAATCCTGCAGGTTTATTAACAACACAAGATAAGAGTTTTGAAAATTTTGGTTCAGTTGATTATATTAGCACAAAAGAATATTACGGTTATATGTCATCAAGTGGACAAACAGATACTTCAGGAACTTCTTACTATAATTCTTTTTATGAAGAAATTATTGTTACACCTGAAGAACAAAAGGCTATTGCAATTGTTCACTATACTAATAACACCATAATTAATTTTTATGGTGAAAAATTTGCTTGTGAAGCGTATGACAATACTGACCCTGGTGCAACAGGACAAGCGAGAAACTTCTCAATAAATCTACCTTGGTTGATGTGGCATAAAAACCCAACATCATGTTGTAGTGGTGAAACATTTTACATTGACCCAGCAGGATTCGATAATTACGATTTATTAACACCTTATTACATACAATCAACTAAAAATGTTGATATGAATAATCCAGGTATTAGATATTATCATTTATATGATACTCATGCTAATCCCGTTACAGGTAAACCAAATAGAGTAGGTAAAGTTTTCCCTGATGATAAAGTTATTATTTTTGATGATGATGAAATCATCGCGGCTATGTCATATATCTCAAATAGAAATTTCACATTGCCAGCACCAAAATTAGGTTTAATTGTTCCAGGTTCTTGTGGTGATACTTCTACTGACGGATTATTAGATAATGACCAACAAGTTTGTTGGGTAACTTACGGATTTGAAGGTGATTGGCAGGGGATGCATTGTAACTATTATCAAAAAATTATTGGACCAACATCAGGTTGTAATTTAACAGAACAAAACATAACAGTTAGTTTTGGTAATGAGTTTAAATGTATGACAACAGGAACTACAAGTGGGTTTGGGGCTAACGGATTTTTTATTTTAGCTCAAACTGGTACAACATCACAATTAAGACCTGACCCTGAAGAATGGGTAAAAATTGATTATACATCTGATTTATCAAATTATATATTACCTAACTCTTACATCAATCCTGTAGGGTTAAGTGCTTTAACATTCACAATAACACCATCAGCATATACGGGAGGTGACTCTTATTTACTTAACGAACAAATTATCATCCCAAGTAATTCTGAATCTGATTTAGGTTTGTTAGGATTTGGTGATGAGTATTCATTCTATGGTAATGTTAATACTGATATTCAGGCAACAATCTATGAAATGAGATATTTGATTAATTTACCTAATAATCAATTTGTTAGTTCTACAAATCCAACATGGACTAGTGGAACCCCAGCTTACATGTCTGAAATTGGATTATATGATACAAATAAAAATTTATTAGTGTTAGCTAAATTCCAATCACCACAATTAAGACAAGGTATTCAACAGGCAGTAGTTAAGTTAGATTTCTAAATTATTTACTATTAAGTTAATTACTTTAATATTAAATCTAATAAGTAATGTTAGATATGGCAAAAAGTATTAAAAATTCTCCTAAAATTTTGGGATTGGATGTTTCCACTAAAACTATTGGTGTGGCATTGTTTGATTTATCTTCAAGAGATTTATTGGAGTTAACTCATGTTTCACCGCAACCAAAACCGACACCTGAAACAAAGATTGAGGAGATGTTATTAAAATCTGCAACATTCAGAAAAAAGTTGGAAGAATATAAAGGCGTTGGTGTTGTTAGATGTGTGATTGAAGAACCTTTATTAAATAGTAATAATGCTTACACCATCGGAACCTTATTAAGATATAATACATTAATTACTAAAGAAGTTTATGATGTATTAGGTATCGTTCCTGAATACGTATCAACTTATAACTCAAGAAAAGAAGCTTGGCCTGAATTAGTTAAGAAAAACGAAAAAGGTAAGTTTGTTTTATTTGGTGGTTATCCTAAAGATTGTGATAAGAAGATGATTATATGGGAACTTGTCGCAAAAAGAGAACCACAAATTAATTGGTTATACACAAGAAATAATACATTAAAGAAAGAGAATTTTGATATGACAGATGCTTATACGGTTGTATTAAGTTATCTAAATTCAAAAAATTAATAAGATTTTTATTTAAAATTTAAGGTGTCATTTGACACCTTTTTTGTTATGTACACAATACTGATATATTGTTGTCTAAACTATTTTCAACATAGATTCTATCATATTTACTATCGTAAGCAACACCTCTTGGTAAATTACCAACTGGAATTGTTTTAATAACGGTATTAGTTAATACATCTATAACACTAACATTATCTGTTGTAGCATTACTTACATACAGTGTGTTACTGTTAGTGTCAAATGCCATATCTATTGGATTTGTACCAACAGTTATTGTTGTTCCTGTTGTGTTAGTTATTGGGTTAATTGTTATGACTTTATCAGTACCATTTAAAAGTGTGTATACAGTATTATTTATTGGTACATATAAACAGTATCTAGGTAAAGAACCTGAAGGCATGTTAATTGTTGATGCGGTTATTCCTTTTATAGTATCTATTGTTACCACAGTACTGCTTATTGAGTTTGGTACATATACTTGTAAATTATTTTCATTAAATGCTGGTTGAATTGGTCTAGTTCCTGTTGTATAAGTATTTACAATAGTACTTACCGGTATTGAACTTACTGTTCCTCCATCATATTCAGCAACATATAATACTTCGTTTATAGTATCATACGTTAATCCAAAAGGTCTTAATCCTGTTGGAATTGTAGAAATTACCGATAGGGTAAGAGGATTTATAACTGATATGGTATTCGCTGAGAAATTACTAACGTATAATAATTTACTATCGTTACTTAATACCCCACCTCTAGGTTGAATACCAACTGGGATTGTTGATACAATAGAATAATCATTAATATCAATTACTGAAACATTATTACTTGTTTCGTTAATTACATACATATATTCGTTTACACTATCAAATACTATAAAGAATGGGCCTGTTCCCACTGATATTGTTTGTATTATGTTTGGACATGATTGTGTTGGTGTTGGTGTTGGACTGAATGTTGGTGTTGGTGTTGAGGTTGGAACTGGTGAACAGAACTTGCAATCAAATAAATTACCACTTTCAATAGACTCTAAAATATTTGTAGGAGAACCTAAAATATCTGAGACATAAGTAACACACGATGATTTACCATCAATTATAACACTAAATGTTGCACCTGTTGAAAATGGTATATCTCCTGAAACCACATAAGTTGTTCTACCATTACAGTCTTGTAAAAACTTGGAATATAAACTTGTAAATTTAGATGAGAAAGTATCATATGATACTGTACCACTAACTATAACACCTTTAATTGCGTTTGTTGGTGTAACACTTGGAGTTGGACTTGGACCAGGATATGAATAACTTACCCCACTAAAAATAAGTGATTTACCATTACACAGAGGTGTAGGTGTTGGAGTTGTTGTAGGTGTTGTTGTTGGTGTTAATGTCGGTGTTGGAGTTGGAGTTGCTCCTGATGTAATATTACAATCAAATACTGCGGTGAAATCAAATGTATCACAAGCATCTGTTAATGTTGGTGTTGGTGTTGGACATGATGTGTTAAAATATGTTTCGTCTAAATCAGGACAAACAGTATTACTACCTGTCGGTCCAAATAATTGACATTCACCGTTTACACAACTTGATAAACACCATCTTGTTTCTCCTGTGTTATAATATATGTAATACGGATTAGTGTTATCTGGTTTGTAGAATACGTTTCGTTGACCAAAAACACCATAGTTGTAATAAGTTCCGTCGTAATTTGTATAAGCACTTAAATTTGTAAACACACAATAACTTGACTGAGGACATGCAGTATAAACTGGACTTGGAGTAACAGTAGGTGTTGGTGTCGTTGATAAAGTTGGTGTTGGTGTATTACAAAATGTTGGTAGAGGTGTTTTTGTAACAGTAGGTGTTGGGGTTTTTGTCGGTGTAATTGATAGTGTTGGGGTTGGAGAACTTGTTACGGTAGGTGTTGGAGTCTTTGTTGGCGTGATACTTGGAGTTGGTGTAACAGTTCTTGTTGGGGTATGTGTTGGAGTTATACTTGGTGTTGGAGTATTAGTTGGGGTTTTTGTTACTGTAGGTGTATTAGTCGGGGTTTTTGTTACTGTAGGTGTATTAGTTGGTGTTTTTGTTGGTGTAACAGTTTTTGTTGGAGTATTTGTTGGTGTTTTTGTTGGAGTTTTTGTTGGAGTTGCACTTGGTGTGACAGTTTTTGTTGGAGTGTTTGTCGGCGTTTTTGTAGGGGTGGCACTCGGAGCGGGTGTAGATGTCGGAGTAGGTGTAGGACCTGGTACACAAGGATAGACCGTGGTACATGCAGAACAAGTTAAATAACTTGTTGTATTTGCTGAAATTAAATTATATTCTGTTCTACCACTAACAAATCCTGAAGTTAAATACTGTGAACAACCTGTATACTTATCTGTTATTAAATAATAAGATGTGTTAGCAGAGAAGGTTCCCCCAGAATAATTCGACTGAATTTGGAATGTAGTACCACTACAACAACCTGAAAATGAATACCAATTTAATGCCAATTTTTTAAATACTTGTTGTTCCCGTTATTATACAACCAACTGAATCAGTTACCCTTAAATCATATCCATTCAATTCTTGGATAGGAGTTGGGACACTAAAACTATACGGTAAATCACCACTATCTATACTAGATATAAAATAACAAGGTGTACCACCTGAAAGACATAAATAAATGTCAAATGGTGTTGAACCTGTAATACTACTAACCGTAATCGTTGTTGGCATATGATATAAATATAAAAGGGATTAAAACTTTGTGAAGTTTGACAACAATAAGTTTTTATCTTATTATTAAGGTAATGGATGAAGATGAAATTTTACTTGAAATTATTAGGGACTTATTTGGTAAAGAGAAACATTATTATGCTTCCAAAGGTCAGATTTCAATAAATTGTCCGTATTGTGATGAGGGTAGAAACAAGGGAAACCTTGAAATTAACATCAACGAACACGTATATAAATGTTGGTCATGTTCGGATTCAAATGGAACACACGGAGTTTTAGGTAAGTTAATTGATATTTTTGGAACCAAAAACCAAAAGAAAACTTACGACATATTCAAACCCGAAGAACATAAGTCAAAACATGTTGAACTAAAAAAGTTAAAACTTCCCAAAGAATTTATTTCAATTAAGGACGCTAACCCCCTTCACATTCCGCACAGAGAAGTTTTAAAGTACATTAAGACTCGTGGTATTACTGATGAAATGATTGAAAAGTTTAATATTGGTTTTGCTACCGATGGTGACTACGGAGGGAGGATTATTATACCTTCATATGGTATGGACAATGAGATTAACTACTTCATATCAAGGGCTTGGTTTAATACGAAGAATAAGTATAAAAATCCTGAATACCCAAAGGAGACAATTATATTTAACGAGAAGTTAATTGATTGGAATAAACCAATTTATCTGTGTGAAGGTGCGATTGACGGATTCTTTACACCCAACCCAGTTGTTCTACTAGGAAAAATATTACACGATTTATTATTTGAAACAATATATACCAAAGCTAAGTCAGATATTATCATATGTTTAGATGCCGATGCTTGGAAAGATGCTCAAAAACTTTATAACCAATTAAATGGTGGAAAGTTAAGAGGGAGAGTGAAGATTCTAAAACTACCAAAAGACTCTGATATTGCAGATTTGAAAGGTATGATAGATGATTATTATTATGAAATGAGTTATTAAAATATGGATTTATATAAAATAAGAGAAGAAATTATAGAAATAATTTCACAAAAACAAAAAGAACTTCAATTAACTTTTGAAGAAGAAAGTCATACGTATACAATGGCTGATAAAGATGGTAACTTACGAAGTGATTGGCCCTCAGTATCTAAAATACTAAAATTGTTTTATCCTGAGTTCCCAACTGATGAAGCGGCTCAAAAGAAATCTAAAGGTGACCCAGTTCTCAAACAACAATTAATTGAAGAATGGGCAGCTGCCGGTGATTACTCAACCAATATGGGTAGTAGAGTCCATTACATTTTAGAACAAGCTTCACATAAAATGTTTGGAATAGATAAAGAGATTAGAAAACCTGAATTTGAATGTGATATCACCCAAATACTGAAAGGTGATAGTATGGTTACTGCAGGTAAAAAGTTTCTTAAATTAATGGAAGGAAGAGAAACAGTTTTGTTGGATACCGAAATTGTTTTGGGTTCAAATGAATTACAATACGTGGGGCAACCCGATAAGGTGTGGTTGGTGATAAATAAGAAGAAAGATGGGTTTGGTATTTTAGTTACTGACTATAAAACAAACAAACCTAAAAACTTTGAAAGTAACAACTTTACAAAACCTATGTTTAAACCATTCCAAAATCTACCAAATACCGCTCTTGGACACTACTATGTTCAACTACCTTTATACGGTAAATTAATCCTAAAAATGTTGGAAGGAACAAAATACGAAAACATGAAATTATATGGATGTATTGTCGTATTATTGCAAGAGGATTCAGAGTTCAAAGAGTTCAGAGTACCACAAGATGTGATAGATACTGTGATGACTATGAATGTAAAGGACTATCTGAATTGACAACAAACAAAAAAAATACTATATTTGAACTATGATAAAACTAACATTTAACACAACAGACAAAACAGTAAGCGTTGATTTAGGTCAACTTCATTTTGAGGATTACTTAAACGTATCAACAGTACAAATTAGAGAAGGTTACTACGAAGTAATGATTAAGTCTGATGAGAAATCTAAACCAGTACTTAGAGTACCGATTAGTAATACAATAATGTTTATACAAGAATAATATGAATTTAGAAAAACCAAAAATTAATTTAAGAGACATGGACTTCATTGTCTGTGACAAATGTGAACATAACGAGTTCAAAGAAATTACTTACCTAAAACGAGTACCAAAGTTATTAACTGGCTCACCCGATGATACAGTCGTACCTTTCCCAACATACGCTTGTTTGGCTTGTGGTAATGTGAATGAAGAATTAAACCCATTTCACACTGAATCTCCGAAATTAGAACTATGATAAAAAAGTTAGTTCATTTTTCTGATTTACACGTTAGGTTGTTTAAAGACCACCAACTGTATAAGTCAATTTTAGAAGAAGCGTTTAAACAATGGAAAGATATTGCTCCTGATAGAATTGTGTTTACAGGGGATTTAGTTCACTCTAAAAACCAAATGACACCTGAACTTGTTGAGTTCATCGCTTGGGTATTGACGGAGTGTTCAAAGATTGCTAAGACGGTATTAATACCTGGTAACCACGACTTCCTTGAAAACAATATGGAACGATTGGATGCTCTAACACCTGTGGTTGATTCACTTAAAAATGAAATGGTGGTTTACTACAAGAATAGAGGTGTGTATCAGGATGAAAATATTGATTGGTGTGTGTATTCACTTATGGACCATAACATCCCACCTACGATTGAAAAGTCTGATAGAGTTAAGATTGGATTATTTCACGGACCAGTTCAAGGACTTACCACCAACTTAGGATTTAAGTTTGAAGATGGGTTTGAAACATCAAAGTTTGATGGGTGTGACTTGGTACTATGTGGTGATATTCACAAGAGACAAATCTTTGATATACCAAATGGTAAGAAGGCTTATATGATTGGTTCAACCGTTGGACAGAACTATGGTGAAACGGTAACCAAACACGGATATGGAATTTATGATGTGGAAAAAGATGAGTATACGACAGTAGATTTATTCAACCCAAAACCTTTCATATCATTTAGAATAAACTCATATGAAGATATTGAAAATGGAACAGAAAAATTCGTTAACTATTGAGTTAACCAAACAAGACGTTGAAGACTTCAATTCATTCTGTACGATTAATGAAATAACCGACCCTAATGGTTTTGTTAAATTATGTTTTAGAAAGGGTTATTATATTGAAAAATATGGGTTATTAAATCAGGGTAATCTTCCTGAGGTTATTGACAGAGAATTTGAGAAGGAAGTTATTGTTGAAGATAACTCAAAAATTGAAGAACTACAAAATGAAATTTACATTCTTAAAGGTAAATTGGAAGATAAAAAGGAAGTAGAATGTGGTAAACTACAGGAAACCCTTTTTGAACTAAACAGACAATTAAGCGATAAAAATAACACAATAAAAGAATTAACAAGAAAGGTAAATGAGCTTGAAGATATGACAAAAACTTCTTATGCTTTCTACCTACAGAATTCAAACTTAAAAAATAGAATATGACACAGTTAGTATTATTTATGATTTTAGCCTACGGGTTCTCAACAATTATGGTTTACGGAACCATATTTAAAGGGATAAGAGATTTCATCAAAGCTTATGGAAACTCTGATTTAATGTTATCAAACACATTCAACTTTATTTCAGGTATTATATCCTGTATGATGTGTTGTTCCACTTGGGTAGGTTTCTTTTTGGGAACATTTTTATTCTCACCGACTTATCAGTTCTTCGGAACAAGTCCATACATTTCATGGTTCTTTGATGGTTTATTTGCATCAGGGGCAGTATGGGCAATCAACGCTTTCATTGAATGGTTTGAAGTAAACCGACCAGCTAAAATAGATTAATTTAAAACCCAAATAATATATGCCAACGTCAAGATTAAGACCAAACCACAAGCAGAAGGTTGCTGCGTGGAAATTAAAAAACGCTCATGCTGAAAGACGCTACCAAAGAACAATGTCAGATTTGTTTGAAAAAATGAAACAAACCGTTTCTGAAAAACCAGAAGGTGAAGAAGCAAATGGACCTGTTCAGCAAGACAATTAATTTCACAAAAGTTAGAATGATAAAAGATTTAGATTTTTCAAAACTTGAAAATCCTTACGTCCAAGTAGTATGGGAAGACACACCCGAGAATTTTACACAAGAAAAGTTAAAAAGTGTGAAAGCGTACTTTCAAAAAAAGTATTCAACTACAAGCGTAAATGTTATTACCAAGTTAAAGAAAACAGAAGAGGTACAAGACAATGTTGATGTAACTATCAACATTATGGACGAGAACTATCAACACGATTTGATTAAGTCCATCCTTCAATCTAAATCCCAAGAAAACCTTTACGAAGATATACTGAAGATTGACTCGGCGGTGAACAATAAGATGATTGCCGAACAAGACGAGATTGCTTCATTTAAGAAGTGGTATATTAAGAAGATTGAGTTTTCTAACTTTCTATCTTATGGTGAAAACCAACATATAAACTTCGAAAAGTTGGGTGGGATTACCGTAATTGAATCGGACCCACCTAACTTTGGAGGTAAGACTGTGTTGTCGGTGGATTTGTTGATGTTCTTGTTTTTCAATACGACAACAAAAACAAACAAAGCTGAGGAGATATTCAACAGATATTCTGATAAAGATAAAGTATCTGTTAGAGGGGAGATTGTTATTGATGGTGAAGATTACATTATTGTTCGTGAACTTGAACGTAAGAAATCTAAATCAGGTGAATGGAATGTTAAGACAGAGTTAGACTTCTTTAAGAAGTTTCCTGATGGTTCATTGGTTAAATTCACGGGTGAACAACGACGTGAAACTGAAAAGTTTATTAAGACATCCATTGGAAGTTATGAAGACTTCCTGATGACTATATTGACCACTGGTACTAACCTTGAAGACTTGTTAGATGCAAAACCAACGGCTCGTGGACAAGTTCTATCAAGATTTTTAGGTTTAGATTTCCTTAAAAGAAAGGAAGAGACTGGTAAAGAAATCTATTCGGAGTTCTCCAAGTCAATGATTTCAAACATATACAATACTGAAACATTGAAGAATGAGAACGAAGAACTATTGGTTAAAAACCAAGAGTTTGATAAGAATATTGTAGAAAGTGAAGTTAAGATTGAAGATGTTAAAGGTAGGATTGTTAAAGGACAAGAGTATCGTGATAACCTTTTGAAATCAAAGGTTGTTGTTGATAGAGAAATTTCATTACTTAACCCTGAAAACACAAAGAAAGAAGTTGAAACCTTTGAATATCAAATCAAACAGAATGTTCAGTTAAGAGATGGTGTTAAGATTGTTGAACCTTCAAAGTTTTATTATGAGAATGAACATGATAAGGTTAAGGAGGAGTATCAGAAAACCTACAAACAAAAGGTTGAGTTAGATACTAATATATCATCAATTCAAAAGTTAAAAAGTTCGGTAAGTGGTGGTATCAAGTGTGAACACTGTGGTATTGAACTTATGAACGCAGCAATTACACAATCAAGAATTGCTGAACTTGACGGACTTATCGGGCAAAAAACCAAGATTGAGGGTTTAATACAAGAATTATCGGACAAAGAACAAGGTTTTGTTAAACTTAAAAAAGACTTTGATGAGTACGAAAGAAACAAACTTGTCTATGAAAAATACCAAGCAACAATTGAAAACTTTGAGTTAAAGAAAGAAAGTTTGTTAGATAAGTTGAAAAGATATGATGATGTACAAGATGTTATTAAATCTAACGAACAGATTGAAAGTCAAATCATTAAGGCTAACTTACGATTGGAAGATTTAAAACGAGAGGAACAACTTGTTCAACAGGAAGTTTCAAGTTCACGTTTTAAAATTACCAACAATCTTGAAAAGATTAATACTAACAACAACTTAATCATTAAGATTTCTGAGGAACAACAAAAGGAAGTTAAGTATAAAGTTTATTTGGAATTGTTTGGTAAGAACGGTATATCAAAAAGAATTATGAAGAACATGATGCCTTTGATTAACTCTGAACTTCAACGACTATTACAGGACTCATGTTACTTCAGATTGGAAATTCGTATTAGTGAAAAGAATGAGGTTGAATTTTGTATGATAGACAATAATACTCAAATTGAAAAGTTAATGACTTCAGGTTCGGGATATGAGAAGACAATTGCTTCACTGGCGTTAAGAGCGGTGATGGCTAAAGTATGTTCTTTACCTAAACCAAACATTACGGTATTTGATGAAGTCTTCGGTAAGATATCTAACGACAACTTGGAAATGGTTTATGAGTTCTTTATTAAGATTAAAGAATACTTTGAAAACATACTTGTTATTACTCACAACCCTATGATTTCAAACTGGGCCGATAACATCATCAAGATTACGAAAACTGACAATATTTCTAAAGTTTCACATTAAGTTTGGTAAATTAAAAAATTGTATTATCTTTGTAAGACTATGATTATGAATTATATATTATTTGCATTCGGGGAATATAAAGAAAACCCACAGGCCTTAAACCTTTTAACTGAAACGGTATCACAAATATCAAAAGGTGAGATAAAATTCCAACATGGAGACAGTGGTGTCATAATAACATTTGGCACGAAGTTGGATTGGGAAGATATAGACGACTATATGAAGAAAAATATTGTTAAATTAACAGCAATGTATTTTGTTTTCCCTATTGAATCTGACATGATATATTCTATGGACGAAGATATTAAAAAACATTTGTTTGAAAACACTGACATTTTGACAGAAAATGAAGAATTAAATCAGACTAGATACGTAAGTGATAATACAGGAGTTCCTGAATTTTTTAGGGGTATCCATATTCACAAGGGTAGTCCTTTTGATGATATTCTTAAAATCCTTAATGAAGAAGTTATTCAAGATGTACCAGTTATGACACTTAATGATTTATTGGATAAGATAAAAGAAAAAGGTATAGATAGTTTGTCAGAAATTCAATTAAAACAATTAGAAATTTACTCAAAACAAATAATATGATGGAAAAAAACCAAGTTATCCCGATTAATCAAGACGAAGTACAAATCTACCTTAAAGAACTCAGACGTATTAAGGTAATGACTCCTGAAAGAGAAAGGGAACTGTCGGCTAAGATGCAAACCCCCGAAACGACTGATAGTGAAAAGGCACGTATCTGTAAAGAATTGTTAGAGGGTAACCTACGATTTGTTATCACTGTTGCTAAACAGTATCAGGGACAAGGTGTTGATTTCAGTGATTTAGTTGCTGAAGGGAATATCGGACTTATGAAGGCGATTAATAGTTTTGATTGGACAAAGAACCTTCGTTTCATATCGTATGCGGTGTGGTGGATTAGACAATCCATTCTACAGTCTTTGAATGAACACTCAAGAACAATCCGTATCCCTGTTAACGTTATCCAAGACCTATATAAAGAGAAGAAACGTACAGACAAGACGGGTGAAAGAATTGACGATAGATTTGCTAATCTCCCATCAACAATTAACCTACAAACTCAGATTAATGAAGATGGTGATACGTTGATTGATTTAATTGTTAATAAGAATAGTGATATGCCTGATGAGGCATTTAATAATGGTGACCAACTTAAAGACGGATTGTTTGGTATTATGAATATACTAGATGAACGTGAAAGACAGATTATTGAAGACTATTATGGTATCTCAGGTACCCCAAGAACACTTGAAGATATTGGTTCAGATTTCAGTTTAACTAAGGAAAGAGTAAGACAAATTAAGGAAAAAGCTCTTCGTAAGTTACGAAATGAAAGTGTTACCTTGTTCGATTATATGTAATCAACTATTTATTGTTATAAATTTAATTTTAAATTAGATAAAAAAACATTATGGAAAAATTACAGAAATACTTTATCCCCGCGATTTTGGTAATCGTATTATTATCCTTCTTTAAAGGATGTGGAACCTCAACCCAAGTTAAAACAACTGAAAAACAGGTTGAGTTATTAACTAAGAAAGTTGACTCTTTAAGTACTATCGTAGTATCTCAGGATAAACTAATTACTATCATTAAAGAAACTCCAAGTTGGAAGACTTTAGAAATTGAAGAATTGTCGGATAAGAACCATATGCCC